ACTTCGATTGCGACCTGTACGCCAACCAGTACATCCCGCTTATCAATGATGCCGACATGGTCACCCGCATCGACCTGTCCGGCAGATTCATGAAGATGATCTCTGGCGGTGGAATCGTCCATGCCAACTCCGAGGCACCCATCGACACCGATGGCAAGATGTATGAGATCATGAAGTTTGCCGCCAAGAGCGGTGTGCCTCACATCGCAATCTGCTACAGATTCGGCAAGTGCATGAAGCACAAGGCCACGATTATCGGACAGGGCGTGAAGAACTGCCCCATCTGTGGTGAACCTATCGTCCACACCCGTGCACGTGTCATCGGGTATTTCAGTGATGAATTCAACTGGAACCCAGTCCGGCAGAAATATGATGCGCCCAACCGCCACTACTCTGGCGAAGATGAACTCAGACAGTTTGAGGAGGAATAGTAAAATGGAAGAGAGAATGGTACTTAAAGTGAAGCGCACCGAGTCCGCCAAGAGATTCCCTCTGCTTGCCATCAAGAAGGAGGGCGATGTGGGACTTGATGTGTGCTGTACCCTCGACGAGTGCGGCGGCAAGATTACAATCAAGCCCGGTGAGAGATTCCTCTTGCCGACCGGCATCAGACTGGAGATCCCTGAGGGATACTGGGCATCCATCGAGGCCCGTAGCAGTACCAGCAAGCAGAGTCTGATCGTGCCCAAGGGTGTGATTGACGAGGGTTACCGTGGCGAACTCTTCGCACAGATTATCAACGTTGGCCACGCCGATGTGACGATTGAGGATGGTGACAGACTCATTCAGATTATTATGCACAAGCGTCACATCAAGGACTTTGACATCGTCGAGGTTGATGAACTGTCGGAGTCCCAGCGTGGCGAGACCGGGTTCGGTAGTACCGGCAAATGACCGGAGGTGCAGTATGGCAAGGCTACAACCCGGCGAAAACGCCAAGATAGACAATATCAATAGACTTGTCAGCCTTGTACAGACTGGTAGCGATAAGGAGTCCAATGAGAGCCTCACGGCTCTCTTGGACTTATTTAATCCTCTCTTATTGAAGATATGCACCAAATGGAGCAACTACTTCAATGATAGGGAACATCGCATTATCCAGTTTGGCAATCTGATGGCCGATGCACAATATTGGTTCTATCACTACACCAAAGAGGTGTATGACGTAAACGGCAAGGCAACATACAATAAGTTTATCAAAGATCATATCGACCAACGGATACGCTACATTTATGAATGCGAGATAAAGTATCACGGAAAGATGCTGTTTCCAGATCCATACAAGGACACTGGTGACACCAGCGGCATCCTCGATGATATCGTGAATAAATATTCAGGGCGTGAATCCGACGATATTGAATCAGACATGATAGATGGATGTATCTGTGATGCAAAGACCAAGCTTGTTGACAGAATTATGTTCATCATCGACTCTGAAATCTTCAATGAGCGTGAGAGGGAAGTATTCAAGGCGATAGTGTGTGACCAGCGCACACACGAGGAACTTGGCAAAGAATACGGTGTGTCACGTACCAGAATCACACAGATTTTAGCCAAAGCCAAGAGCAAGCTATATAAACAAATAGAGGGCGATGATGTCGTGTGGGGCCTCCTTGATGATGCTGACATAGACATTACGAACCCAAAGTTGGGAGGATAGCTGCAATGCATGACATACCGATAGAAGAAATACGTGGCAGGTACTTCGCAACAGAAAGCGGAGATATACTCAACAAGGATGGCATGAAGGTAAAGCCATTCGTCAGTAAGAGAGGATACCTGCGTGTCAAATTGCACATAGGGAATAGTAGATATAAGAATTATTCTGTGCATGTCCTGGTAGCAACAGCGTTTATACCAAATCCAGATAATCTGCCACAGGTGAACCATAAAGACGGTAATAAACTGAATCCGTCAGTAGACAACCTTGAATGGTCAACACAATCTGAGAATATACGGCATGCGATGCGCAACGACCTCTATACAAAACAATCTGAGCACCAAGCACTTGCAACAAAAGCCAGTGCAGACAAGCATAGTATAGCCGTTGAGCAACTTGATGACGATGGCAACATCATCAATACATTTAGGAACAAGCACGATGCGGCAAAGGCATTGGGCTTAATGCCAAATAATATTAAACGTGCGATATCTAAGGGCTACAAGTGTGGAGGATATCGCTGGAGAAAGGCTGGTGGTTAAAATGAGTAAACTCACTTTTACAGATTTGCATGTACATAGTGAGTTCTCTTAGCGTCCCTCCAAGATGGAATGATCCGTATTGCCGACAAGAAGGATATGAAGCATGTCAAGGCTGACATTATCCTCAATGCGGAGAGACGTGGCACTGGTGCAGTCGCAATCACAGACCATGGCAACATGTACGGCCAAGCAGTTGCGGCACAGGTGTGCAGCATCTTCGGTATGAAGCACATCCCCGGATGTGAGTTCTACATGGCCACCGATTCACGGTTTGACAAGTCGTATGCCAAGCGTGGCGATGCATACTGCCACATCAATGCGTGGTGTAAGAACCGTGAGGGATATGCCAATATGTGCAGACTGCAGAAGGCATCGTATGTAGACGGTTTCTACTATGTGCCGAGAATCGACAAGGAACTCGTTGAGAAATATCATGAGGGCATCATGTGGTCTGATGCGTGTATCGGCGGCACAATTTGCACACATATTATGGCTGGCAACATCGACAAGGCATACGAGGAATTCATGTGGTACCTCAACCTGATTGGCGATGACTTCTACATCGAGTGGCACAACCACAACATTCCGGCAGAGGACGAGTGCAACAGAATCAAGAAGGAATGGGCCGACAAACATGGCGTACCAATCATCGCATGTACCGATGCCCATTTCGCCAATCGTGAGGATGCTGAATCCCACAAGGTACTGCTGTGCATGCAGTATGGCAATTGGTATGATAACCCGGCGTTCGGCGGCTTCCCCGGCGATGGCTATTGGCTCATGAGCGAGGAAGAACTGCTGGAGCGGTACCCGGTTGAGTATCTGAACAATACCCAGCTTATCGTCGACAAATGCGAGGGCAACATCATTAAGTTTGGCGACACCATCCCGCCCAGATTCAATGTGCCACAATGGTTCATCGACGAGGTGAACAGCACCCGCACAGATATGCAGGAGAGAATCGAGCCGCCAAAGGGATTTGGCGTGAATGACGAGAAACTTCCGGACTACGACATCAACCAGTGGAGAAATCCGGATGGAACATACAAGGAGGATCAATAACATGGGAAAACTGAGAGACATCATCAACGCACGTGCCAAGGGTAAGGAAGTTGAGTATAAACTCAACGTCGAGGAGACATTGCTCCCGTCGCCTCTGCAGGTGGAGGCCGAGGAACAGGCGGCCAAGAACAAGTTCTACTATAATGACAACTGGCTGTCCAAGGTTGCTCTGCACCGTGGATATGCCGTGAATCCTGACAGCGGCAAGGTTTCCAAGATTCTGGCGGCTCTCAACCGCCGTGGAGGATACTGTCCATGTGGCGGAACTGGTGAACAGTTCAAATGCCCGTGTGAGATTATGAGAAACCACGGCATCTGCAAATGCGGCCTGTTCCAGAATGTTCCCGACAGAAAGGTTACCGGGTCCACTACCGGTGCAAGAATTGAGCGTGACTGATGGATTTAATAGCCGCCCTAGTGGCGGCTATATCCATATAAAGGAGGCGTGAAGATGCAAGAACTCGACTACGAAGTATTATATCTGAAAAGACTCGTCATGGAGGGGGCGCACCGCAGATATGGTGACGTAATCCCGCCCGAGGTGGTTGACAGAATCAATCTGGAGTACGAAACAATCATCCCGAACAAGTTCGATTCGTACATCCTGATTATCTGGGACATCTACAATTTCTGTAAGACACCAGGACGTGTCCGTGAATTCTGCCAGAGACATGGTATCACACCGCCAGAAGACGGTATTATCCCACTCGGCCCAGGCAGAGGTTCTGTTGGCGGATCGATGGTGTGCTACTGCCTCGGTATTCACGATTGCGATCCTCTGCTGTTTGGCCTATTCTTCGAGCGATTCCTCAACTCGGAGCGTATTGCCTACCCAGATATCGACTGGGACGTGTCGCAGAAATATAGACACATCGCAATTGCGTATATCGCAGAGACATACGGCCACGAGAATGTAGCGCAGATTATCACATACGGAACGCTGTCTGCGAAGACTGTTGCCAATGAGGTGCTCAAGGCGGCATGTGTACCGCAGGGAATGATCACGGCAGTCAAACAGGCAATTCCTGAGGAACCCAAGATTACAATCAGTGATGTCGAGAATGATGAGAAATTCATGAGTGCCCTGCAGGGATGCTACTTCCCCGATACAAAGGCACAGGTCACCAAGCAGAATGTGATGCGCATACTAGAAAATGGGACATATATCCGTGAGGATGACCAGAAACTCAATGCGCAGAACACCAAGGAACTCATGGATGTCATGAATGGCATCAAGGACACTGGGTTCATCGATATCAAGTCTACATGGACATGGGAGAAAGCACTCCATGTGATGAAGAGACTTGAGGGCCTCAACAAGCATGAATCCACGCATGCCGCTGGTGTGGTGGTATCACCTGAAGAACTTGAGTCCAATGTTCCGCTGTTCAGAAAAGATGGCGATGGTGTACTGGCATGCCAGTATGACATGAAGGCCCTTGAGGCAATTGGTTACCTGAAAATGGACTCACTCGGCCTCAGAACGGTGGATGTCAACCATGATGCTGAGCGTCTGGTACGCAAATGGTATGATAAGGACTTCGTGCTGGACAACATCAGATATGATGATGCGGATGCAATCAAGCTGATAAATGATGGCGACACAATCGGAATCTTCCAGATTGAATCGTCCGGATTCACACAGATGATGCAACAGCTGGACATCGGCGGGTATGAGGTTGAGCGGTACAAGGACCGTGACACGGCCAATATGTCTACTATTATGAAACAGCGTGGCGATGAAATTAAGCAGTACATGTGGATTGCCGCAGGTGTCGCAATGTATCGGCCCGGTCCCCTTGACGCAGTAGTTGAGGGCAAGACGATGGTACAGCATCTGATTGACAGAAAGACTGGCCACGAGCCTGTTGTCTATATGTTCCCTGAGGAGAAGGGATACCTTGAAGAGACATACGGCGTACTGGTATACCAGGAGCAGGTAATGGCGCGTGTCCGCCAGATGACTGGTTGCTCACTTGGCCGAGCAGATATCCTACGTAAGGCAATGGGTAAGAAGGACCCGGTGCTCATGAAGGAGCAGATGGACTGGTTTATTGCGGCGGCACTTGAGCATGATTTCTCTGCCAACGTCAAGGACCAGCACCACAAGGAACAAATTGTTGATCGTGCCGCAAATGAGATTAAGACGTTCTCACGATACGGATTCAACAAGGCACACGCAGTTGAGTATGCAAAAATCTGCTACCAGAATGCGTATTTGAAGGCCCATTATCCGACGGCATTTTATGCGGCATTGCTCAACTCCGAGGCCAGCGACCCCAAGCGGCAAATCGTTATCATCCGTGACATGCTGGAACACAATGTCAACCTGTTGCCGCCAACAGTCAACGAATCTGAGGCAGAGTTCACCATGACCAATGTTGACACAATCAGATTCGGCCTTGGCGCAATCAAGAATATTGGTGGCAGAGCGATAGGGTCAATATTCAGCGATAGAGCGCAACGTGGCAGATATAAGTCTGTTGCTGACTTCCGTGCACGTGTGCCATCTACAGACTGTACCGTGATTGGCATGACAAATCTGGCCAAGTGCGGTGCGTTTGATGACCTGCTCGGCGATATGTTCGACTGCCGTGCCACACTGGTTGAGTCTATGAAGGGCCTGTGCGATGCAATCGGAAAGATTAAGCGCAAGAAACCCAAGGCAGATAGGGCACCTACTGTTGACGAGGTACTGCTGAAACTGCCGAATGTGACATGGCCAATCATCAAGGCAGAGGATGATCCCATCCAGTACTCAATCTGGGAGAAAGAGATCCTCAAATACTATATCTCTGCCCATCCGATTGATGCATACAAGGATGAAATCAGAAGATGGACTGCGGTCGAGGATGTCGAGCCTGAGGACCTGCCGAAAGAGTTCTATATCGCTGGGTTCATTGATGGGTGTCATGAAACAGTGATTAAGAAGGAGGGCCGCAACAAAGGCAAGAAGATGGGATTCGTCACCATTGGCACAGCATACAGGGCATATGAGGCAACGATGTTCCCTGGTGTATATGAGTCCTGCCTACCGTACATCAAGGACGGTGCTCCGGTGGTACTCAAGGGCAAGAAGGACACATATAAGGGCGATGTGTCAATCCAGGCGATATACATCAGAAATATGACAAACAGCGGCATCAGAGACTGTCCCGAGTGCCATATCAGAATGGACAGTCCAACATTCCAGCAGCTGCTACAGCTGAAATCGCTGTTTGACCAGCATCCCGGCACAACAACGGTGTTCATCCACACTGTTGATGGATACAATGATGTGACAATCCAGTGCGGACAGAAAATCGCACTCAATGATCATATCATCGATTATGTTGAATCTATCGCAGAGTTGAGCTACAAACCAAATTAATAGATGAAACCTGCGATACGATAAACCAAACGAAGGAAACACAAGGAGGAAATACCATGAGTAAACTCAAAAATGTGAAGCTGAAGGTAGTTGGTGTTACGTTCGACAACCCGGACGGTACCAACAGACAGAAAATCCTGAGCATGCTGGACACCAACAGTCTTGTCATGCTGGAGCGTGAGCCTGACAATAAGTTCGACAAGAACGCAGTCAAGGTCATGACCATGTTCGGTCAGGTAGGCTATATCGGCAAGGATTACGCATCTATCCTTGCAGAAATGATGGACACTGGCCGCACATTCTCTGCAACGGTTGCCGAGGTCGACACCTACAAGGGCAACTACTACATGCAGGTGTGCATCAATGAGCAATAATCCGTGCGATAGTTGCAGGACTGGGTGCCCATACAGGCTGTTTATCAATTGCCCTAAATGGCTTGCATGGGCACAAGCCCAGAATCAAGAAGAGGAGGATGACTATGGAGAAGCCCTGGGAGACACCGAAGATCCAGATGATGATTCAGATTTTTGATGGTGTTGTCACTGGCGTTACACCACTCAATATTATGGAGGTAAGAGCAAATGAAACGATTCAAAGATAATTCTGTTGCGCCCATCGTGGCCGTTGACTTCGATGACACCATCAGTATCGGCGGTCATTTCCCTCAGCCCGGCACCATCCGCAAGTTCGCAAAGGAAGTCATCAACTTCATGGTCAACAGTGGTATCAAGGTTGTAATCTACACCAGCCGTGATACCGCAATCAACCAGGACACCATGGAGGTACATGACGATATCACACCAGCAATCAAGTTCCTCAACGACAACGGCGTGAAGTTCTCTTCCATCAACAAGTCAGTGCAGTTTGCACCATTCTCCTACAACAGCCGCAAGATCTATGCCCACATGTACGTTGATGACCGTGGGTTCGGCTGGATTGAGAGTGCATGCAGTATGATTTACGTCCTGCACGATGTACTTACGAAGGTGGTTGGCGTTGACACCGACATCGCAAACAAAATCTGCGGTGAAATTGTAAGGGGGGAGGACACATCACTTGATGAACAAATTATCTCTAGATACATCGACAGGGAGTGGAACAAAGGTATTTAAGCCCGATGCCATTATCTTTACAGATGGTGGGTGTCATAATACTGGTCCACGCAAGGGTGATGGTGCCTGGGCATTCACAGAATACCATGGTGATGCAGAGGTTGCACTCGTATATGCTGGCTGTATGATGGACACCACCAATAACCGTGCAGAAATGATGGCAGTAATCAACGGCATCAAACACTATCGTGAACATTCGAATATACTGATTGTCAGCGATAGTGGATATGTTGTCAAGGGTTACAATCACCCGTCGTACCTTGACACATGGAGCAAGAATGGATGGAAGACATCATCTGGTGGTGACGTACTCAATGTCGACCTCTGGCAGGAGCTACTGTCACTGTCATACAGATATGGGCTGAAATTCAGACTTATCCGTGGGCACTACAAGGACCCTGACAAAACATGTGCACTATGGAATTCGATAGTCGACAGGTCATGTACCACGGTCATTAAGAATAATATGATTAGTGAGCTGACAATGTTCGACTACTCATTCAAAACAGGTAAGCTGACAGAGCACGTGTCGGTGAATATAGATTAATTGGAGGTGCTTATATGGACCTAATACTGGCACAAGGCGCAGAGCATACCAACCCCGAACGCCTTAAGCAGATTGTAAACTTCATCAACGTGGACCGTGACCGCATTAACTCCATCAATGGCGGCATCGACAATATCACTCCACACACGATGTCTTACCTCATGGACGAGTATGACATCGTCCCTCTCCACGATTACCGTGAAATGCGGTACGTCACCGAAGAGAAATTTGATGGGTATAGCTACATCAATCAGGGCGGCGAATTCTACAGCAAACGTCTGTCTGCGGCCAAGGGCAATGAGGGCCAGCCGGTATGCAAATCCGACAGTATTCACATTACGCCAATTCTGCGCCGTGTCTATGACCTGTGTGGTGCAAATCTCCATGGCGAACTCTACATCCCCGGCGGTATCTCCGATGATGTAACAAAAATCCTCGGATGCACACCTGATTTAGCTATTGAGCGGACAATGATGGTCGAGCCAGCCAAGAGACTGCATTACATGTTGATTGATATCCGTGAGTACAAGGGCCACAATCTGGTCAATAAGCCCTATTGGGTACGCCGGGCAATCCTTGAGTGGGTGTATCACGCCTACATTACAAAGCTTGACCCTGAGGGATATATCGTGCTGCCCGACATCCTGATGGGCGACCCTAATGATGAATTCAAGAGAATCGTCACGGCTGGAGGCGAGGGTGTTATCTTCAAAAGAACTGATGCCCTCTACATCCCCGGCAAGAAGCCTGCCAACAACTGGGTCAAGGGCAAGAAGAAAATCACCTATGATGTTGTGATGATGGGACTCAATGCTGGTACTGGCAAGAATGCTAATATCTTTGGGTCCATCAAATTTGGCCACTACATCGATGGCAAGCTTGTCACATGCGGAAACTGCTCAAGCGGCCTTGAGGACAGTATGCGGCAGTACATCTACGACAATGCCGACAAGATGATTGCCAACAAGCAGGTATTTGAGATCGAGGCAATCCAGGAGTCGGTCAAGTCGTTCAGAAATGCGGTATTCATCCGGTTGCGTGATGACAAGGACCACACAGAATGCGTCCCGACTAATATTAGGGTGAAGACAACACTACTGTAATTGGTGGTGGCAATATGGCACATGCATAAAATCCAAATTGGGATGCGACGATTATTAATACAGACATAAATTAAGGCGGTCACTTCCAACTAAGGTCGTGACCGCCTTTCTCTGCCTTCGTCACAGGCGATTGAGAAACCGCTTCCCGGACAGCGTGTTAATAGACGAGCTAATAGCGGCATACCGTCAATACACGAAGACCAGTGCGGTATTTCGCATTATCGATTGAGCTTCATTGCCCGTGCCTCTTTGATAGTGTTGATGTTCTCAATCTGCTCAAACATCTGCTTCAACTTATCGAAGCCGAACATTGCGGCGAACGCCACGCAGAAGGCAATGGCAATGCAAATGATAACCATATACCACTGAAAAGTGATGGCCATGACGGTAATGTATACCGCCGCCGCACCGGCTGTCACGATGAACGCAACAATAAGTGCCAGCAGGTTAGTGGGGATCTTGTCCCATGTGACACTCTTAATGACCTGAACAATGATGTTGGTCACCACAGTCAGGAAGAGGATGATGGGAAGGATATATGCGATATGTTCCATAATCTACACTCCTTTAAATTGCCGGGCTATTTTCGCTACCCGGGTCAGTATATGCTACTGTCTGGTTGAAATTTGATGCTTTCGCTGTTTCGAAGGTTATACCGCCAGTTCTGTGGTCAGATTTTGCCATATTTATATAAAAAGAGCATACAGTACCATGTGCCGCCCACGGTAGTCCAACCATAGCAGATAGCCATGGCAACGAACCTGTATAACCCTTGTATATACACATGGCGGCGAGACCGATGCCGCCAATTGTGACAATCCACAATAGTGATCTGATGTCGCCCACGAGGACCTTTGAGTAGTCTGTATTTGACCTACCCTTGACTCTCTTACCCTTAGCCATTTGTGATCAACTTCTTTACCTGATCCATGATGAAATCATACAGGCGCTTATCGACCACAACATTCTGCTCACGTGAGATCATATCCTCCCACATCATGTTGGGTTTGCCATCAGATGCAATAGAGCCATTGCCAGACATGAGGCCATTGTCGATAGCCCACTGTCTTGCCTCGGCACTATATTCGCTACTGTCGTTGTCACGCAATGACTGGCGATAGTTATTCATTGCAATAAGGAACATTTCATTGAACTTTGCCTGATCCATATCTTCATCATCCTCCTCTGAGATTCTCTGCTTGAACCTACGCCACATTTCGTTGCCGGACACACCATAGTATTTATTAATGTCATCGCCCATATATGGACGTGGACACCATTTGCCAGTAACATCGTAGTGGCGCATGACGTTCTCTGGTGGTATATTATACTTTTTCATGAGGTATTTGGTAAACTCGACAAGATTATCGATGATCTTGTCTGTAAAATACCAATCTTTTGCAGACGCACTCGATGCTGTAGATGGGTCGATCTTATATGGTCTCACCTCGATTCCAATACTGTTGGAGTTACGGCAATATGGATGAACATACTTGCCAGTTGTACCGCAATGCCACGCAATATCTTCATCAAGGACTGACTGATATACTACATCACCTTCGTCCAGACAATAATGTGCCGACGCACCGCGATATGCCGACTTGAAATAATTGGCAACAGCGGCCGCAGAACCAAGTGAACCGAAATAATGGATAACGATATACTTGATTCTTGACAGATCATTCTTGTCTGTGAAGTTGATTGTTGTCAGGCGTTTTTCAATCCTCAAATTCATCAAGGTCACCTGCCTCTGCTCCATCGAACCCCATAGAATCAGGATCTACTAAGTTGCGGAATCTATCAATTTCCTCCTGGGTTGCGTTTGCTGGTGGCGTAATACCGGCCCTCAATGCTTCTGATGAAAACATTCAAACACCTCCTAAATGAAATCCCTATCTTTCATACATTCGGCATATATCGCCTTTATATGTTTGATAGTCATTACGGCCTGATTATTCTTAAAGTTTGGGTGCGTGTCGCAGTACATTTCATACTCATTGATGTCCATGAGTATTTGGTCGAAATGTTCCTTGCTGTGATGTATATCATGCAGGAGTTCATCACCAAACCGTAAAACCCTGGTCCGGCAACTTACTGCGTCACGCTCCCTGGCTTCGTCCTGCATATTGTTGGTTCTCGTGTCAATATCTTGAATCTGAGACTTTATTTTATTTATCTCGTCGAGAATATCGCCATTGATAGCTCTGCCAAACCATCTAGCTATAGTCTTCCATGGGTTTATTTTCACTGGTGATATTTCAATAAGAGACATAATTACAATAGCTGCACATCCACCACCAGCTAATAGTTCATGCATTGTCATCACTATACCTCCGAGATATTAGCTAATTACATTTATTATCATCAGCTAGCCATCTGTAGGCATGTGATGAATAGTGTTGGTGGGAGGGGTACCTCCCACCATCATGGATCACTCCATGGTGCCACCATACTCTGTCGGCACCAGTTCGGGCAGGCCGCTGTCGATAAGCACCTCTGCAGTACCCTGTTTCAGCGCCTTAGGGACATCGGCAAACTCAGTCTTACCGAGGATCACCCGCTGAGCAAAAAACATGGCCATCATTGTCCTTCCTCCTTTTGATAAAATATTTATGAAAAGGGTCCATAATAGTTCCCTCATCATACACCTCCATAAACCTGTACCGCCATCTCAGCGATACAGTCCTCTATGAAATCAGACCTGTCTACCTGTGCTTGAAGTTGCGCTTTAAGCATCTTGTTTTCTGATATTTGCTTCTGTAACAAATAATAGTCAGACTCAGAGAACTTGCTACCATCATAAACATAGTCTCTTGCGATGTTATTTGAGTCTGTTGGCATAGATGATTCATCAACAGTATAGATATTATAATCGTGCACGCCATACTTTTTATCAGATTGTGGTGAGTATACCTTGTCATAGTCGTCACCTGATGATATAATATCTATACCATTTGCCTGAGACTTGATATACTGTACAGATTCTGTAATCTCAATTATTTTCTCCCCAAATGTAATAACAAACATAAAATCACACTCCAAACAATTTAAGATATAATAGGTCCATAGATTTTATTGTCTTATATGAATTACATCTTCTGGCATGCCCTCTCCATGACATATATGAGTTAAATACATCACAAATTGACATAGAACCAGAATCAACCATGCGTTTAAACTTCTTTAATTTTCTACGTGTTTTTGTTATGCATGGTCTATATAATCTTTTCACGACCTTTCCTGTATGCGTAAGTGTAAAATTTATTTTTAGGAATCTAAATCCTTTGGACAATTTTGTTATATGTGTTTTATTGTCATTTAATACGATTCCTATTTTATTACACTCTTCTCTTATTATATTTAAGCATTTTAATAGATATTCTTTATTTTCATGTATTAAATACATGTCATCCATATATCTACCAAAATATTTTATTCTCAATCTTTCTTTTATTATATGGTCTATTTTATCTGGATATATCAACGCAGATATCTGTGATACTTGACTGCCAAGACCAAGGCCAACATCACCAAAGGCAGATACGAACAACTTATATAATGATTTTATTCTGTTATCAGAGTATATCTTGTCAACGATTTCAAATAAATACTCGTGTTGTATCCTGTCGAAGAATTTAGAGAAATCTATCATGAGCACATATCCGTTGTTTCCATGTTTTCTATAAAATTTGTGTAGATGTGTTGTCGCTCTATTTATGGCGAAATCATATCCTCTGCCTTTTATGTTTGCACTATTATCATACACAAATCGTCTAGACATTACTGGTATTAGACATTTATCACAAAATGCCCTCTGTATACATCTTTCACTTATATGAACACTTTTTATATGACGATGTTTACCCCTCTCAAATATATCAAATTCATAAAATCCTATCGACCTAAATGTACCATCTAGTAATGACTTTCTACTCTCTGCTATGTTTACTATAGCATTTGATTTATATATTTGCGTGCTAGCTTTCCATTGAACACCACGTATACTATTCTTATACCCATCGTACAAATTATCAAAGCTGAACACACTATTAAAATCATCATATTTATGTATGCGCCTATATTTCTTTAAATCTCTTGCCGCCTTTCTTCTTTTATATCTTGCTTCGTGTCTTTCTGCGCTATTCATTATTTGACACCTCATACAATATTATTCTATGTCATGTTGTTATAATTGCGTAACGACAATGGCTATGAAAATGGTATTACATGCAATTCCCATCCATGCAAGAAGCGTCCAGCCAGCCGTATTAAGGTGTATATTTACCCATAGGGAAGGTCACACACTCCTTTGGACAATGTATATACTAAATTCCGCAATAAATGCATACTATGCTATCATATATTTATTGTCCAAATCAAACCAAACACTACACCATTAGTGTTGTTGGCGTTGTTGTTGTTATTGCTATCATCAGAGTTGACATTATGGAAGTTGGTATTGTTGCCTGTATTAGGTGAACGAAGCCACCAATTGTTGGCAGACTGCAGTATGTAACCTAGTCTTTAAGTTTATTAAATCTTTCTGCGTCTTTGCGCATAAGACCACGGACAAGTTTAAGTTCAGTATCTAGCATATTCGCCCATGTTTCTAAACTCTTTATACTGATTTTGTCTGTTATTCTAAATAGTATGTGTATTTGTGTACCCATATTCTCATATCCACATATTGCGTTCTGCAATAGGTCACGCCTCAATTGCGCTTCATGTTTATTCCTTGGATATATAGAATTCGCTGATTTCAATGCACAGTGTGAGTCTATTGATAGATTCACTATTTTATTTATTAGTGTATGATTGAATCTTCTTGGAACTTTTGAACATTGCTCAATCGTATACACCTCTATTGTATCAGCCATATTTATAAATTCTGCACTAGATTCACCACGCAAATTCTTTAAAACAGACATTAAATCACCCTTTTATGTCTACGCACCACAAGGGTGCGGGAGGAGACAGAGATTAGATACACAAACCAAACACTACACCACTAGTGTTGTTGGCGTCGTAGTTGTTATTGCCATCATCAGAGGTGACATAATGGAAGGAGGTATTGCTGCCTGCACTAGGTGAACGAAGCCACCAATTGTTGGCAGACCCATTATAAAGCTTAATTCTACTACCATTATCTGTAAATATTGGATATTGTGTACCTTCGCTAACATACCCTGCGCCAGATGTAATAGTACCAACCTCAATACATGATGGCAACCACAGATCATCACTTGTTGTCTGTATTGCCGTTGATGAATTACCCTGTGTTGTCTTTTTATTTACTTTCTTAATGTATGGTTTGAGATCATTTGGCAGCTGGTTACGTATTTCTGCCATAACTGTATTTCTCATATATGAACTGTTCCATGACCCAGCATTAGTATTAGAACTGTTCATATATCTTGCCCCGGTAAAACTCAAACAATTCTTGATGATAAAAGATATTGGAGCCTTGCCGCCAGATGTAAGATCATCGTGATTAAAATCAGCAATCTCCAATATGACCTGTTCACCATTCTTGAGCTGTATTGTTTTTGTGTCTCCCCTTTTAAAATAGTTTGATGCATTACCAGTGGCACCAATAGCACTGATTTCAGCAAATGTAAATGCCTCAAGACCACCCAAAACGACCTTTGCAAGGTATCCAAGAGCATACTCAGATGCCGCTATACCAGATGCAGCCTTATTTGTGCCTTCAAGGCTGTCAGATAGTTTAACATGACCAAATACAGATGCTGATCCCTTGCCATATGTTGCGGTATTTACTGCATGTGATGTGGGTGGCACACCGAGATTTGTGCGGGCAGATGCGGCATTATTCGCACCAGTACCACCAGCAGTAACCGGAACAACACTACCACCGCCGCCACCACTTGCTGTTAATACTTGATCGAGTGTTACGTTGTGCGGATTTTGTTTGTTTGCAATATGATCAGATGTAGTTTTTGCAAACACATCTATCTTGTCTGAATTCTCATTAAAGTCTTCGATATTGTAAAAATCAGACGGGTCGGGCTTTTTAAGGTTTATGTTTTGAGTATATGTTGCCATTATGAGATCCCCCATTCTCTAATTTGTCTGTGTGTCAGACTTATAAGCTCATTGTGCCTATATTTACCAACAACACTATAACGTGTCAATTCGACAATTACATGTGCTATAACACCAGCCGCCTTAGTAAAATTAATCTGCTTCTCTATGTCATCTTCTATGCCAGTATAATATAAATCTTGATCCTCTGGGTCAAGCTTAAATACGCATACAAGATGGCCATATGCCTTCATTTCAATCTCTGCATTTGGATACTTCCATCCATCATATATCTGGATACATCTGTCTGCCTTTTCTTCATTATCGGCGAGGCCAAGGAATATGGCAACAGAATATTTTACAGAATCTGCTGTACCACCATGTAGCGCATTTGTTGCAGACTGCAATCTCTTGCGATAGGTTGAATCTTTTTCGCCCGGCTGTCTGGCTATACTAAGAAATGAACCAAACCTCCAGTCAAGATCTTGGCCCTCACATTTATCAACGCCTATTGCATTATCTGCACGGTCAATAAAATCAACCTGTGCTACATCAAATTCATCTGATATAGACTTCAACAGGTTGTATAGCTGCCCAGACTCGTCACGGCTATAAAATTTAGGAAGTCTAGACAGTATGGCTTCAATCTTAGTCATTTGTCCACAACTCCCCATTTATAGTAATCGTACCAACTCTGGCAATTTGCTGTGATGTGATATCTACATTCTGTGCTGGTTCAGTAGTTGTGATATCACAATTTTCATCACCACACGCATTAAGTATATATCTCTCAAGCTGATTGATAATAAACTTAACACCAAGACCAAGGGACATACCATATGACAATATGGCGTTACCAATTACAGATTTATCGCCATCAAACCCTGTAACAGTAACATTTACATTTACTTCTATTGGATTAGGATAAATTATGCCGACATCAATGCCTGCGGCCTTAGTCAGCTCTACAGTGTCGCTAATAAGTGTCTTGAGTTCCTCAGCGGGTGGGATATTGTCAGTGACCACGATCATATCTGCCGTACCAACCCCCCTTGACAGGTCTGAACATACAGCGTCTTGTACACCATCTATGGCCAAAATTGCTGCTTCAAGTGCGTTAACAGTGCCTTTGCCAAGAAGGTCGAGTATGTCCTTTGACCTCTCACGAAGTTCATCATCCGACTCTACATCGGTGCCACCAAATATATTCTCCTTATTATTAACATATTCAATATTAACAATAGGAGTATTCATAACAATAACGGCATCTTTTGGTACATATATCTCGCCAGCATTCTTGGCTGTGCACTCCACATCAACAGATGTCTGCCCAGCCTCAAGAACAGCTCTCTCTTGTGATACAACAAACTCTACGTTGTTACCTTCTGTATCTGTATATGTACTAACAACAGAGCCTATTGGAATATCAACATTTGTCTGTAATGCCTCAGATCTACCAAATGTGATGGTGGCAATGCACTTTGTTGCACTCTTTCTGACAACTCCAAGTATCTTTACCAGACTGTCTAGGTCACTCCCAGTTGCTGTATCGATATCCATTGCTTTGAATATTTGATCCAATTCATAATACTGTATGTCGAGTTCTGCCAGCAATGACTCAACAATAGTGCGTACGACAGACCCTGGGACAGTATTTGTTATCTTTGTTGAGTTGACGATTCTGCGCAGAGTGTCCTGTACCATCGTCTCAAATTCTTTTACCTGTACTGCCATATCATCACCACCTTATAATGGATATATGGCGATCATACTAGACAATAGGGTCCCATCAACCGCCATTAATGTAAATGTTATATTGACCTTTGTGTTGTTGTCAGGGTCTATCTCTGCAGTCAACGATTTTACTGCGGCGACCCTATCATCCTGCATGACTGCATTAGAACAATCCTGAATGATTGTTGCAAGACCACCCTTTGATATTTTCAATCTCTTATTGTGTACCATATTGCCGATATCAGGGTGGAATTGATTCTCTCCATAAATGGTGAGAATGTTATTGATGGCCGACTGTGTAATCTCGTCGTATGATTGCACGATAGCCAAATCGGCATATGGCGATACATCGATGTCACCATTTGACAACAGTATGTCAGCCATAATATCACCATCCTTATTACTAAAATTTTAGAAAGCGTTATATGAATAGAAATATAAGCCAAATGGCAGGTATGAAACCTGCCATTATACTATAAATACATTTGAACTCCCGCCGCCCGTAAGTCTTGCGGTACCGGCATGTGGTTGTATATCTTTCATCGCATATGCGGCAGGCTTACCATTAATAAAAACCTTTGATGACCCATTTATTAACATACCAAACACCGGAAGTACCTCATGCAGAGAACACCATTCATATGTTGTATCTCCAACCCGTGCCGCAGGTGTACCATTTATATATACGTTATCTGAACCTGTCCCGATATACCCAATTATTGGTGCAACAACTAATCCTGCAGGATGCTCACCATTAAGGTTATCACCTTTCAATGCTACTCTCTCCATGTTGTCACCTACCCTATATTGATGCGGTCGCCACCAATATTTACTATGCCGCCGTTTATATTAATTGATTGACCATTTATATCTATTTTTACTCCTGTAATCGATATTGTACCATCTGGCTTAAGACTGATGGTTGTGCTACCAGTGCTATATAAAACTATTTCGCCAGGGACAACCTTCGGCGCATTCGGGTTATATACACCCAGGAATGTATTGTTTGTTTTGTCGTTCATCATAATCTGGGCAAAAAGGCCAGATGGTGGGCATGATACAACACCATACGGAGAGATATTTTTCAATGATCTCGCCTCGTTGTCGTATGTTGTCTGTACATTCATCATCTTGCCATCGCCAGAAGAGAAGCGTCCAAAATTTATGACCTTATTTTTGACAGCAGTACCGGCATTTCTTATTGATTGCGCAACCGCATGCCTCTTATTCATATAAATCAACCCTTTCTAGATGCAATGAGTTCCTCATATGTCATCTGCGCCTTCCCAGTAAGACCACCACCAATTGTACCCTGCTTAGCATACATTGCATCATTGGCCTGCTTACTTGGAATCATTGTTACCTTTGTAATACTGCCCTCTGACAAACTTTTACTATAATTTACTGCCTTGATAAAGAATGTTGCACATGTATTTGTCTGACCGTCAATCAGTAATGCCACCTTATTTACCTGGATTAAAAAATCTTTCTTGGTGACTATGGTCACACTTACCTCATGACTGTTATCAAACCCATACCTCACATCATCCTCTGCCCTTGCAACATATTTGTCTGTATCAGAGTTGTTTGATGCAGATACCGTTGTTCTCTTCTTGATACCAGCATTTATCATATAGCTGTTCTTATATGTACCGACAATTTTATTGTCGCCATCGTCCGTGGTACCGTACACGATTGATTCGCTATACTGTTCTGTACCATCCTCTGTAATATCAAGAGACAAGATGGGTATCATCATCTTGTCAATCGGCACGTGGCTAGTAAATGTATATGACGGCTGTGCGTTATCATTCCACTTACCGACATGAAATGTACGATAGTCAAGCCACATCTTCAAGTTTGACTCTTCAATCATATCAGCCATTACGGATATCTCTGAACTTCCGACACCAATTGAGAATTTGCTGAGTGGGCTGATGTATGCAACGTCACTGTTTGGTATGCCGTATTCTGTGCACTTAGATCTAATGTAATCCTGTGGCTTAACATTCTGCAGGTCCCTGGGTGTCGCATCGTTGTCAACAAGGGCGGCGGCAAGATCTCTGCCGCTCACCCTGATGTAACTATCACTTGAATCAAAGTGATATTCAACCCTGTCAACACGGCCAGTAAGAATACCGATATCATTAAGATAAATCTCAACAACATCATTCTTGCTGAACAACGAGTTGTATCCGCCATAGTAGTTCTTGAATACAAAATCGAATGTATCGGCATCTGTCTCCATGTCGATATCGATATTGTATTCTCTGAATCGGTGGCACTCATATCTACCACCAAGTCTCGAACTATACACTATGACCAGCAGATTTGAATCGAACTGCTTTTTATTTTCAATGATTACTGGTGTATCCATACCGCCACCACCTTTACTTTGGAATCTTTATGACATCACCAACATATATGAGGTTTGGGTTTTTGATACTGTTGTACTCTGCCAATACCTTCCATGTTGTGCCATATCTTGTTGCTATACCACTAAGAGTGTCGCCAGCCTTGACAACATATGTTGGATACTGGCTACTAGATGACTTATTTGATGTTGCTGATGTCTTACCAAGCGATACGTCCTGTAGCCGCATCCACCCAATAGACCCAACATGAATTGGGTGTGACCCCTTATAGTTGGTGTATGTGACCACCATGGTCTTATTGACCATCTTTGCGCTACGTGGTGTTGACCCATATGAGTCATAATATGCATAACCATTGCATATTACCACATCACCAACAGCTATAGTTCTATTGGTTACACCGTCATATACAGAATTGTCTGAATTACCATTGATAGTATCATCAGGCATTGTTGTATGCACCCATGGAATAATGTCATGGACGATAAATGTAAATGAATACTTTACATAATCCTGACGTGGCTCAAGGTCAGAACTCAATTCTACGAGTAATGCCTTAGATATGTCGGTATACACGGGATGATAAAAATCACCAACACCATGCTCGTTAAATACCGCATTCAACTCATTCCAATACTGATATGCATTGGGACCAAAGAACTCTCCCTCGCCAGTCAGTATAACGGCATTCGGGTCCATGTCCTCAATCTCTGCGCCTGTCAGCTCTGGATATTTGTGTTCGGCATATGCCTTCTTAACTGAATATTTGCATGTAGCCGGGTTGTTTGGCCATGTGAACCCTTTATATTTCATAGAGGGCAGCAATTGCTGCCCAATACGAGACACATTCGAGAACTGCTGTGATGTTGCGCCAACATTTCCGAATACTGTTGCAAGGTACTGTAATGACATAACATCACCCCTTATTTGAAGTAGTACCAAATCTCTTAGACGATGTAAATAGCCAGTCGTTGACACCGCTGAATGACTGAATGATATTCTTCGATACATTGCCACTCTTATCGACACTAACATCAACATCGACATTTACTATCGGTGCCGGATTTTGCAGATTAATTTCTGTTGTCGGGTCAAATGCGGCAAACTGCCCGACAATCTGCTGTAGTAGTTCATTATTTGCGGCAATACCGCCACCAGAACCAAGCTGGCCCATAATATAATTATATGCACCTTCATCAGACAACGGACCCTGGCCAAGGCCCAAGATGTCTATTCTGTCATTGTCAAGTAACTGCCTTACAGCCTCAGATAGTGATATTGATGCTGTTGTCATCGTTGACATCGTGCCTGTCATTGCCGCCAGAACCTCTTCTGATGTGCCAACGCCGCTCCAATCTCTTGGGTTGTCGATATTATTCCTCACGAATTTATCAACGCTGCTGTCGGCATATGAGCCAGCAAATATCCACGGCTCCTTATACACACCAGAGAACATACTATTAAGCATTTCAGTCAGTATATCTTGATTACCGGCTATTCCATTTGATGTGAAGAAGTTAGACAAAAATGATTCGTCTATCTTCCCTCCAGAATCAATTTGTGACTTCATCGCATCATACAATGCCTGCATGCCTGTAGATGATACAATAAACGCCATAGAGTTCATAGTTTTATCATACCACTCAGCAGCCATATCTTCACCAATCTGCTCTCTTTTATCGTATGGACCAGTTGGTGATGGAGGTGCATTGTCGATTATAAACTGCTTAAGTTCATCACCACTCATTCCCTTTTCTACTCCTGTATTATACAGGTCCACAAAATTGCTGTCAAGATTTGCTGTATCACCTGATAACGACAACAGCATTCCTATACTACCAACAAGGCCGAGTGCCCTGCTTGCGGTTGCCATTATCGATGCAGTAGATGATGCACCTGCGGCACCGGCGGCACCAGCACCAGCCGCACCAGCCGCCGGTAGACCAAGTGTTGACGAACCAGAACCAAGTGCACCTGCGGCACCAGAGCCTAGTAATTGAGATCCACCTCTAAGCATCTGTGAACCAATATTAAATCCGATGCCGAAATTCATACCTGTCAATACAGACCCTGGCAGGCCAAGTGCACTACCACCACCACCCGGCAACAGCAATGGACTTCCACCACCGCCAAGCATTGGTGAACCACCACCATTGAAATTCATGCCAGAGCCACCATTTACAAATACAGTACCTGCCTGGACATACATAACATTTGTCTTTGCCAGCAGATTCTGTACTATTGCATTTGTCTGACCAACAACATTTATGGTTGATTTGGCAGAGGTCATTGTCGTGCTTGCACTTGTGATATTTGTACGTATTTTATTGCCGACAAACAATCTACCGATAGATGTCAGCATTTCACCAACTCTTGTGACGATATTTAATGCAAACAGGCCCTCAAGGACCAATATGAGGTTTCTAAACCCTGTTGCTGTATCCTGCAGTTCAGGTGGCAGATCCTCAATGTTGCCATTGACATCGTCCAAATGGTCAGAAAATGTCTGTATGGCTCCATCAATATCACCATTGAATAGCTTCAATACCGCATCAGCAGTACCTGTCAGCAATGGGAAGTTCGCCCCTCCGACCTGTGCGGTGTCGAGGATGAAATTGCCAACATCACCAACGGCATTGGCTACACCCTCTCCCATCTTTTCATCGATAAGGGCCTTTGCCTCGTCTATGGCAACCCGCATTGCGTCAAAGTCAAATGTAAAATCACCAGTAGACAACGCATTTATCATCTGTCTAGCAACTTCCTTGGTTATTGGTGACAGGCCCTCACCAAACTGTTGCTTGAATGCAATATATGCATTATTGACAGCCTCAAGCTGTCCACCGCTTGAGCCAATCATGATATCGTATATTGTATCGTTGGTACCAGGAGAGTAATTGACGATATTGTTGGCCATATCATCAAATACCTGCTCCCCATCCTCACCAGTTCTGCCCAGTGCCATTGCAGCCTTCATTTGGAACATACCAAACAGCTTCTTATTGAACCATGCCAACTCTTCGTCTGTGAGTGTGGCATAAATCTCAGTAAGCTGGTCAGTAAAGTTACCAAGACCAAGGAACATACCGTTCTCGTCCGTAACCTTGTCTTTGAACTGATTATAGATTTCCTCAACATTCTCTGTTGGCGGAGCACCAGCACCAGTTATTCCTGTTGGACTCATACTTCTTGTGAAAATTGCGGCAATACCAGTACCAGCCTGGGAACCCTTGAGGCCAGAGTTACCCATAATGGCCAAAGCCGCAAGAACATCGCTCAATGGCTGGTCAAATCCAGACGAAAGATTACCAGCATACTTCATCGATGCGATGATATCTTCAACGTCAATGACGGATGCATTAGCCGCATATGTAACTTGGTCAAGCATCCCACCCCAGTCTGCTGGGTTGATCTTGAATTGTGTGCCGAGCTGTACGGCGAATTCTACTGCTTTATCAATGCTGAGGTCATTACCACCAGCGAATTTGATTACATCAGTGAATGCATTGGTGTTTATGATATCTTTAGGATCAACACCAGCCTTAACGAGAGCCGTCTGTGCGGCGGCAATCTCTGTTGGGCTATACAGCGAACCAGTACCAGTTGGTCCACGTGAACCCAATACATACGCCTGTTGCATCAATGCATTAGAATCGGCATAAAACCTATTCTTATTCGCCACCTGAGTTGGCGTATTATACCCGGCCCAGTTAAAGTCGTAGTTGCTGGCCATAGCACCCATTGTCTTGGCATGCTGTTTCTCCAGCTCAGCAAATTGTTTGATTGCGTCTTCTGTGAAATTATATATCGCCCTACCAGCATCCCACAATGCCCTCTGCACAGCAGAGTTAAATCCCATCATGGTGTTGTTGTATGAGCGCAGGGCATTATTTGCCCTAATCATGCCATTGTTGGCATTTACAGCAAATGTCCTAACAGAACTAGATGCTCTTCTGAATACTGCAGAGGCCCTATCTATAGCTGTAATTTCAATTTCAACTTTGTTGCTTGCGGCCATAGGTATCACCTCTCTTTGCCGATAATCTGGTTAATCAGATCATAATCAATATCATCATCTGATTCGTCAGTACCGTTTTTAAGCTTGTCAAACCTCTCGGTGTCGAAATTGGGGTTGACAAAGTCCGGGCTATATTTGCCACCACCGAGAGGCTTGCCACAGCGAGTACATCTATGCGAGGTAACCTCGTCTCTACATTTGTCGCACATATGGTCGAGCTGTTCGTCATAGTCTATAGACTGGTTGACGAACAGCCACAACCACTGTTCATCGGTCATTTCTCTGAAAGAAGTGTCCGATGGAAGTTTGCCAAATGTACGAGCGATACGGTACTTAAACCGCTCAACGGAGTTACCTCTAAGACTTTTTTTAAGTCTTCGAACTGCTCCTCAGTCAGGAGTTCAAGCTTAGGTGCCTTATTCATCATAAGTTCACCGTAGGCATTGACAACCCGGTTGATGTCTTCCAGGTCCATATTGGCCAACACGTCGGCCACATCGGATGCGAGGCATGAGTTGAGGTCGTTCGCGTCACGGAGGCAATTGGAAACGAGCAGAGCATTGTAGAACTGAGTCTTAACATTCTCGTTTGAGGACGACTCCTTAGACTTGCAGTAGCTCTGCGTCTGCTCCTCAATCTCCAAGCACTTGTCTGCGCTCAGGATTACCACCATGGCATCGAACCCATCTTCGCCCTCTCCACCAATGTGGACCCGCTTATGTGGCGGAATACCGCGCCGCAGTTCACGTAATTTTGATGCACCAGAACTCATTTATATACCTCCATTACTCCTCGACACGGTCAAGGGCCATCAGGGTGATCTTCTCAGCAACCTTGTCTTTCAGGGTACCGTCCTCAGAGATATCAGAAATGATACAGTTCTTGTAGACGGTGCGCTTGTTACCCTTAACGATGACGAAGTTGAAGTCGTAATCGGTCAGGGTGTAGAAGTTGATGCCATCAGCGATGGCGGTATCCTCAAGGTATGCCCGGCTGATGTCGATGGAGTGCTTCTTGGAGCCGATGATATACCCGATTGGGGTATTCTGGCCGAAAGCATCGACGGTCTTAACATCATTGGTATACTTAGTGGAGTAGGACTCAACACCAGCAACCTTCTTGCCGTTTACCTCGAAGAAAATGTCATCAGATGACATAATCTTAACGCCAGCAGGATTAGCCATATGTCTTTACCTCCTATTCTCAGATTCCTTATTACACCTTCATGTGCTGGGTGATGGTGATGGTGTACAGGGGTGTCACGACCTGGAACTCGTAATCAACGAGTGCGCCGTAAATGTCGTTGGGGTCACGGATGACGGAAACGGTGTCACGGTCGAAGTTCTGGATGATCTCTAGACCCTCCTTGTCCTCCAGTACGCTGATAACATCAGTCTTGATGGCATTCAGCACACGGGCAACATTCTTGGTACGCTTGTAGTTGGCACGAAGCTTGGCCATCACGGAGTCCAGGACATCATCGGCAATCAGGCGGGTAGTGGCATCATGCCAGATGCTGTCCTTGCCGGCATCCTTCTGTGACGTGGTCACCAGCCGATAGATGTACGGAACACCACCCTCAACATAGATGGGCACCACACAGCCATCGCATAGCGAATCGAACTCGGTATTGAGCAATTTCACGGCGACACCGCCATAACCATTCAGTGGAACGCCACTCACGGGCAATGCCGGATCATTGGTCTGTGTCACAATGGCGGCGGCGATACTAGCCGCAGTAATGGAACCATCAACGGCCGTGCCAGCATCGTTCACCATATTGGGATATGGGATGAACATGCGGTCGGAGTCGACTGCGGTGGCCTCGGCAATGGCCAGCGCTGTTGTATTGATATTGGAGCCGCAACCAACAACTGCATACCGATACATATCCTCAGCCTCAGCCTCTGCCAGATGCTCCTTGACAACAGAGTACAGGGTCTTGTCAGATTTGTCCAGGATGATGCACATGATATCCTCTGCAGACATAGACTTTGTGAGAGCCGCCGCATACGCATCAGTGGCCTTGGTGTACGGCTCTTCCGACTCACCAACATCGCCAACGCAAATGCCCTTGATGTTGGTAACGCCGTTGCGAATCAGAATCCGTACGATCTCGGACGCATTGGACCCGGGGCCGAAATGGGTGGATGCTTCGGTGGTGCTGTTAATCTGGAACAGAACCTCCTTCGTCTCGTCGACACCAGTGCCGACCAGGAGAACGGCACGGTCGGAGTTGGTGACAACAGAGACATTGCCGGTAGTGTCAGTTCTACCGATAATCTTGTTTGCCATATCGTATACCTCCTCAAATAGTTACTACCTGACTAACCTTTATCCACTTAGACAGGTCAATCATTTCCTGATCAGGGATAATGGTCTGGATAACCGTTGCGTACAATCTGATTGCCGTACGGTAGTCCATATTTTCATTTCCATTGAATGTTATAACATCGGTGGCCTGTTTCATCTTGGCAACACCACTTACCTGTGGGATATTCAAGCTTGTAACATAGTCAAGGATGTCGATATTTCTGTTCATACAGAACATATCATCAACAATCAATGATTCAAGCAGAGATACCTGAGTGTTTGAATCACCAAACACATCAATCTGGTACTGCAGGCCATGTGTTCTTGAGTAGACATCCACATACCCACCATCAATCAATGTCTGGCCAACAAATCCCTTGTCAAATCCTGTATCGGATATATCGTCCGCTATCTTTTGCACAATAATAGATGGCTTCTCGAATTTAGCAAGGTCGCGTGGATATTCTGGCAGTACCCTGTCCGTATTCACACGTACATACTGCATAACATCCTCGCCTTGCACTCTAGACTTAATCATTGCGATAAGTGTCATCCACAGATTGAAGTCTACAGCCCTCATCATTTTTATCATAGGCCAGACCTCCTGAGTGCTTTTTGGATGTAGTCATTCACAATATCCCTACATGCATTTTGTTCTTCCAGTGCAGTAACACGCATCGGATCACGCATCGGGACATTGGCACCTGGGGCACCATACACGTGATGCACCATATAACCTTCTGTACTTACTGATGCGGCGAGTCTTCCCTTGCCACCTTCCTTAAGTTTCAGCGATGATACGGCTTTGCCTGTCGCAATGAGTGGCTTATCTGCATACCCATATTTCTTCATTTTCTTCCATCGTGTTTCCGGCTTAAGTTTTGGCCACGACCCCTGCCCTTTAGGTGCGCCGCCAGTGGACTGGTACGTACCAAACTTAGCTTTAATCTTTTCGAGAAGATATTTGGCTGCAGCATTACATCCCTCACGTGCTGCATCGAATGTGTCATCATTTGTATTTGCGAGATTGCGTGTGACTCTGTCAACACCACGAATACGCACGCTAAACATTGCCATCACCAACCTCTATCACAGAAGATGGTTCATCGGCCCACTTCTCGTCGCTACCAACGACTTTTTGCAGGACGATTATGAACTCACCTATTCTGCGCTTGATATCAGACACCTGCCACCATTCACCATCATACAGTACTCTACATGTATCGTCAAACCAGTCATTGAGGTCAGACAATGCCATATAGAGTGTACCATCATCATGGTCGCCAGCTCCAGGCTCCAACTCTTTATTGTAAATGTTTGTGTTGTTTTGGTCTTTTCTTTCCATTGGTACATTATTGTACTGGTTGTACTGAATAGGACCAGAGTACTCATGAAGGAGACTATTCCAATTCTCCTGCATATCTGCTGGCAGAGGTTTCTTTACCGTCAGGCGAAGATCCCAACCGACAACAATGTCACGAACTGTGTCCTCCATGAATGCGATGTCATACGGAGTAAGCATGTCGCACCTCCTTATGACGATGTCGTGTCGTAATCACCACTCGTCGCAACAGTAGACTGCATCTGCCAGATTGTGGCCTGAGTAAGTGTCTTGCGCCACTTAGACCACTCTGCATCATACTCCTTAATAATCTCAAGCAACATCTTCGGGATCATCTGCTTGTCGACAGACTTACCATCAGATGCAGTAGAGAACTTAAAGAAAACGGATGCGGAGTTTCTGAATCTACGCAGGGCATAATACACAACACGATTCTCGATGTGCATTTCCTCAATGGACATTTCCTCAACACCATCGCAGTTTTTGAGACCCAACTCACGGAGTGTGTCCTTGAGGTCGCCATACATATATTTCTCAACATCCGCATCCGTCATGCTACTGTCGTAACTTGGGATACCAAACGACAACGTCATGTTGCTCAACTTACTGTAAGCACCACGCATTACCTGCACATCACGTGCGGTTGCGTTGACAGCGTTTGTATCTCCCATATTTGTCTCCTTTACTCGGACACGATATCCTTCATGGAGCCGTACTTCACCATGAACTTGATATCATCACGGGCCTGGAACTCCTCCTCGGAGAAGGTCTTGGACTGGATGCAGTTGGTGTGAGGCTCACGGCACCAGTACACGCCCTTGCTGTCCTTCCAGATACCGTTGGCGATATACATGATGGAATGGCGACGGCCACCAGTGCTCTGCTCGGTCTTCGCATCGGCCTCAGGCTCGGTCATGGCAGGCGATTCGGAAACGGCGGGAGCGGGCTTCGGCTCAATCGCCGGTGCCTCCGGGGCGGCCTCGGGTACACCGACCTTGGTTTCATCTGTCGCATTATCGATTTTGACATTCGGCTTGATATTGGACATATCAGTACCTCCTTATAATATTGATGGGTGGCCACATAATAGCAGCCACCCATTGCCGCTGGTTTAGCAACCAGTGATCTTGTAGACGTTGTCGCCGTACAGGATGGCGAAGGTGTACGCCTCCAGAGTGCGGACCTCCTCGGCGGCGGTAGCGAAGTTCTCAGTACGGTCCAGACGCAGTTCCTCACGGACGCAGTACAGGAGCTTATCCTTGGCACGAACCAGGAGAGCCACGCCAGCGGTCAGCCACGCAGTATTGATGACGGACAGGCCAGCAACACCCTTGACATCGCCGGTATTGGGATCCAGCACGACACCGGGAGGAAGCTGGTCCATGGTGGCAGGAATCAGGTCATCCTGCTGGTCGGGGTTGATGATCAGGTGAGTGAAATACACAGGACGAGGGATGTTGGTGCCCTCCTCCTTGAACAGGGCGGCGGCCTTCTTGGCCTTCCGGATGTCGGACACCTTGAGGGTGCCGCTAGTCTCGGCGGCGGCGGAGTTACCAGCACCAGCCTCCAGGGCGGCAAAAGCCACACGGTTCTTGGTACGGGTATGGGCCTTGCCCAGCTCCATGGTGGTGAAGCGGATGACATCCACCTGGTCATCACGGATCATCTGGTGGGTGAAGCCGCACCGCACACCGTAATCCTCAGCGGAAATGGTCTGTGTGCCGGTGCCCAGGCTCACGAAGGGGATCTCCTGACCCTCAACGATCTTACCGACGGTCAGACCCTTGAAGGTGGGGAAGGGAACGTTGTTGCGGGTCAGCTCGAAACGGGTGAACACCTGCTCAAACTGGGAAGGCTCCTCGTTGGCGGACTCCAGAAGCAGGGGGTTCAGGCCGTAGGTCATGATATCAGCGAAATCAGCACGGCCCTGGAGTTCGGAAATCCGAACATTCTTGTCGGTGATGCTCGTAGGCATATCTCTTTACCTCCTAACTTAAATGCTGAACTTGACGTAGACGGGCTTGCCGTCGCCGCTGGCATCATTCAGAGCGATGCCGATGACCTTGGTGACAGTACCGCCGACGGTGGCAACCTTACCACCAGCCGCAGACTCGACCTGTGAGCCAGCAGTAATGGCCGCAGAAGCAATCAGTTTGAACAGACCCTCACACTCGACGGCAACAGGCTCACCACTCTTGGCATCGAACATGGCGACACCGAGAACAGCTTTTGAGGCGGCGGTGGTAGCTTTAACCTTCATATTGTCGGAAACATACACGACCTGACCAGCGGTGAGGTCACCATCTGCGATAAGCTTGGTCTCGATGAGGTTGCCGTCCTCACCAAACTCGGTGGGCATATAGCCAATCTGATTGCCCTCATTGACATTGTACTTACCCATTGTCTATACCTCCTTATTAGTCTTTCTTGCCGAACATCTTGGCGACAGCGTCCTTGACATCGTCGCCACCGGCAGTACGGCGGTTGCTGCCGATAGGATCATTCTCGCCCAGACCCTTCATCTCACGGATATAGGCGATCTCGGAATTGATGGATGCCACGATGGCCTCCTCGGTGTTGCCAGTAACACGCTTGGCAACCTGCTCACGCAGTTCCTCAGGAATCATCTCGGCGATCTTGGTGGTCTTGAACTCGGTCAGCTTGTGGGCCTCATTCTGCTGGCGCTCAGCGGTCAGGTCGTTCTCCAGGCCGGTGATAATGCCCTGCAGTTCGGTCAGCTTGACGGACTTCTTCTCACCGCCGACGCTCAGGTCCATTTCGGTGATACGTGCGGAATCCTGGATGGACTTCACCAGATCAGGATTGTTCGCCTGCAGTTCGGTCAGGGTCATAGACTTGATCATGTTGGCGTAGCCATCAGGATTATACGCCTTGAACTCGGTCACGGTCGTATTCTTGATGATGTCTTTGACTTCCATTTCACTACCTCCATTATTCATTTCTCTTACGACAGACATGGCTTTTGAGGAACTGATTCCCTCTGTGCCAGGATTTGCCCAGTCGATAGATTCAAGTTCGTTGACTGTCACAACATCGATGTACTCACCATTTCTGATGACATCGGCACGACCGTTAATAGAAACAGTCATGGGATTGTTTGCCGCAATGCTCTTGGGAATCCACTCACGAAGGCGAGAGGATTTGAACAGGTAGCACTTGGCGATACATCTGAGTGAGCCGTCCTGCATGGTATCAAGGGCAGACCCAACAAAGATGCACTGTGGCTCACGGAACTCAAACCCGAACTTGGACGGGTCGGGGTGCCCAAGGAACCCCTGCACACCAGGAACCATTTCATTGATCTGTCGCACATTCTGGTTGGTATACCTGCGATTATTACCAGACACCGTGCCGCCACGGATGACCTCGACGTTCACAAACTTTGGGTCGGGATCGTCTGCCGTGATGACATCAATATTGATGCTGGGATGCACAGGCACATTAATGAGTGTCGAGTCCCCAATCATTTCGAGGATTCTCTCTTTGGCTCTCATAATGTCATAAATGTGTTCGCTCAATATATCTCACCACCTTTTCGTTATGTAAATATTAGAAAGGCATCAGCATACTGAAATTGCAGTATAGTATCAACTTAGTTCTTTCGATACCTCCTTCAACAGTTTATTCCACTTGTCCAGTTGCTCACCAGACCATGGTAACAGTGTTACTGCCTTGATGCCTTCATAATATTTCTCAAGTTTATCCTTGTCTTTGTCGACAATGGACTCGGCCACCAGATTCTTCCAGAATGACATCTGCTGGTTGAACCTCTTAGACCATGTATCAGTGCCAGTCTCCTGGGTGATATTAAAAGAATCCTTGGTCTGCTCAATAGCAGACTCTCTGGCGACGCCGATTTTCGACATCATTGATGGTGTTCTGTCACCCTCAAGATACTTCACAACATCATCGATGTTCATATTCTCAGCATAGTCAATGCCAAGCCGACTATTGAGCCGACTATACAACTGGTCCTCTGAGTATCCAGTTGTCAACATATTAGCTCTGCTGATAATACCAGTATCGATAGGTTTATCCCACCCATCGAGTACTGGCAACCAGATGCATCTGCATCTTGGGTGTGCGGGCAACTGCTCAGAGTCATCATCGTAATCATACACCCTGCCGATTCTGTCATAGCAGTATCCGCATGTCTTCGCTGAATACTTGAATCCATGCCAGTATTTCTTGGGCTTCACACCAGTCTCAGCATAATACTGCTTCAACCGCTCAAGGACACCAGTATTATATGCACGGCTCAGTTCTGTCTGTGCAATCTCCTTGGCCTTTGAGCTGTTCGTGTCCAGTATGCGCTGGATAAGTTTCTGGACAGTTGCTCTGTCTGCAGAGTTTTTCAGAATAAGGTCACCCAACGATGCCCTCATTGACTGTATGAGTCCACTGGTATATCCTGACAGCATATCAAATGCGTGTTCCTGGATATACTTAATGGTCTCATTGTCACGGTCTATACGAATCTCGGAGACCCTTTCTGAGAACCTCTTCTCGACATCTAGGCCAGTCTCAATCAACTGGGATGTATTGTCATAGCCAGTCTGGGCATACTCTGCGAATTTGTTGAGAAGGTGTGTCTCGAACTCCCTCTCAAGAATGTCTGCGAGAGTATCCATGACATGCAACATTTCTGTCATCTGTGTTAGGTTGATACATCCCTGAGCACGAGACAACATCCTACTGAATATCTTGTCACGACTCCTCTCGATGTTGAAGATTATGTCCTGCTCAAACTGCAGATTCTTGGCATCATTTCTGTCAGCCTGCTCAATGACATAATCTATGATCCTCTTAAATTCTTCCATTTGAAACCTCCTAAAGTTTTGCGGCGCACAAACTTTGCTGAAATCAGCTAAATTCATGAGCCGCATAAACTTAATAACGAACGAAGAAAGCACTATAAGAGAAGTGTAAAACTTCTTTTATCCGGCCCTGAAAGAAACAGGCATCATCAGAAAAGAAAAAGAAAAAATGCACTCCGCTTAGCTTTGCTTTCTATCTCCCATCACCTGTGTGGTGATGTTCCTCATTTGTGTTCTCTCCAGTCTATCCTCTGCGCCGTCATCACGCTCAGGGTCCTGGTTGTTTATCTTGGTGGTGAATCTACCTCCGACAGCACCAGCATAATCAGAGCTAGTGCCAAGGAGGTCACCAAATGTTGCCGCCTCGTCCAGCATCTGCTGTTCCTCAAACGCCCAGTTGTGGCCCATGTTGATGGCCGCTGTCTTGCGTGAACAGATATTGGCACCAACCTTGAGTACGTATGTCTCTGCCTTGGTCTTCTCGGACATGATATTGATCTCCGGGAAAATGAGTTGGCCGTTGTCTACCGTGGAGATATCGCCACCAGCAATCGCAACAGCAAACTTGTGGATGTCTGTGAATGCATCCATGAATGCGTCCTGCTTATTCTCTGCAATCTTAATGACTGCGAATGTGTTGTCATCGAACTGATTGTCTGCCTGATTGAACAGCAGACGCTCAGGGAATCCGGTGCCAGCACACAAGAGTCCACGCAGTACGGATTCATCCTCCTTAGACGAAATACCGTTGCCACTGAACTGCAGAGGCTTCCATGTCTCATTGGTGTTGTGCACGGGGTTACTACCGATGGTGAATCCGGCCAGTTCTGTGATTCTGTTGGCAATGACCTCAGGGTCATCTGTGTCAATGGTAATGTCATATGCCGGGCTACCATACAATTGGTGGATTGTGAGACGGTCACCGACAAAGTTCATGTAGTCAGGCATGATGTCGAATACCTGCTTGAAGTCCGAGGTACCATAGATTTCGCTGGTACCAGCATTGAACTTCACATGGAGCATGACACCCTTACCCTTCACACGTGCCTGACCATTCAGACCGATATTGGTTGTGCGGGTTCTTGTTACACCAGCAACCATTGGTGATGAATACTCGATCTCGTTCAGGTACTTGTCGATGGGCATCATGTCGAACTGCTCGTCCTTGCCAGATTCCTCGTCCTTGTATGTGACGATGTATCTGTTCACATCATAGATATTGCCGGGAGAGAAGTCGATATCAACCTGACTTGACTCATAGATACTGAGTTTCACATCACCGGATGGCTGTGGGTATAGACCGATGAATACCTCGCCATACAGCTGTGCGTCGGTGCAGATGGCATCCAACTTGCTACGGAGTCTGTTGGTTCGCCAGAATCTGTCGACAATCTGCTGTGTAGATTCCTCATAGATCCATTTGAGGCCACGGCCAAATACCAGAGCATTGAGGAGCATGATTCTGTTCTGGATAAGTGGGTTGGCCTTCCACATATTGTAGATGGCATCGTTGTTGGTCTTTCTGTTACGATCCCATCTGTAGATTACCTTGGCCGTGGTGAAGAATCCGCCACCACCAGACTGGCCGGCAATCATTTCCTTGATCTCCTCACGGATTGATTCAAGGTCATAGCTTACGGTATTGTCGGGGTTGACAACACCAACTACTCTCTTACCAAGAGCAATTTCATATCCCATGTTATCTCCTCCTTGGTCTTGTAAATACTGGGAAAAGACTTGACTGTGCGATGCGTGTTCCCATTTTCGCCATGCCAGATGCACCAGTCTTCTTTCTGACATTTACGATAGGTGCAGCACTACTACCAATGGGCTTTGGTACTGCGCCGCCAGATGCTACATCGGCATAAACCTTTGCATGTAGGAAGTGGTCAGGACCAGTGTTGACGTAGAGCATGAACTGGTTGCCGGATTTGGTTTCCGCTCTCTCTGCGGCGATATTGGTGAAGTGCTCGACCAGTGTATCCACACGCTCAATATTCATATCATGCCCAGGCAGTACGAACTTGCACTCATGGATTTCATCAATTACCTGCTCGATCATTTCCGACCGACCAACAGTAACATTGTGCTCCTTCTCATTCCACTGGGTCTCCGTCTTTGCGGGAGGAGTTGTATAATAACACGCATACACATTCTTTGTGATGCCATTCTTGATGCATTCCTCTCTCAAATTATAGAATCTAGTGATGTCGGGGCCAGCATCGCACACTACCTTTGCGATATGAGTTTTATACCGCATGATGAACTTGACAATCTCTGGTATGTGCTTGCGTGGGTCGGTCGCAGATGTAGTGAAACAGTCAACCAGTCTATGCTGTTTATTCTCGATGACGCACCATGACTGGGCACCCCAGTCGATACCAACAAACAGTGGCTCATTGCCCTGGATGTCACCAAGCCTGTAGTCATTCTGGGCACATGCTTCCAGCATTGCTAGTGTGATGGGGATATCGTCGCCGCCATAGGACTCGCCGAGTACCTCATTGTAGAATCGTCTACGTGGGTACGACACTGAGTTCTTCTTTCTCATAATCTCATTGGCGGTAATCCACGGCACCATCAGCTGGTTGATATGGTATCCATGGTATTCTGGCCGCTTCTGAGGATTGGTTTCCAACCATCTACCCTTGCGGCGGTCAATCTCTGCACGGCACGTTGGACATCCGTAGTAGTAATCGCCACTACCCTCTTCTGTCTCCAGAATGTTCTCCATTGTGATAGGTGCCTCTCGACCACAATTTGGGCATGTGACAAACCAGTACATCTTATTACTGGCTTCCCATTGCTGGTCAAACTGGATGCCGGGCAACTTGGGTGTACCAAGTGTGAGTGTCTGCTTATACTCAGAGTGCGAGGCACCTTCACCAAGGACAGTTTCAACGTCATTTGGGTGGTCCTGTCGCTCGTCGTATACTATGAAGTCCAATGACACACCACGGGATGCGTCACCGACCGTGTCCTTTCTGGACTCCCATGTGGCACCAAGGATGTAGAAATTGTATGGAGACAATCCACGTTCGTTTGGCTCCTTGACGAATTTCCGCATCATCTGCTCCGAGTTTCTTTCATCATACCACTTGCTGATATAATCGGAGTCCTTGATTGCCGCATCGAGTCTTTGTTTGGAAAACTTCTGCGCCTGTGCCGCACGTGGGAAGGCATGTAGTCCGGCTGTGTATGGATGCTTATCCAACTTCCTGAGCAGCCAGTTCATACTGAACTCGGACATTTCCACCTGTCGGCCCTTCATGAAGATGATATTGGGATAGTCATCACGGTATGGCTGTAACAGGTACTCACGGTCTTTGAATGAGAATGGCTGTCCTTTCAGCACTCGCCTGCTCTCTGTCCATGATACTGGATCGATGGTTGCAAGGATATCCTTGACATCTTCGTCAGACAATGCACTTATTGCCGCAGTCAACTGGGCAAGTTCATTATTGTTCTCCTGCTCCGACATCATCATCACCATCCTTTTCTGTGAACTCTGCGTCGATTACACCATCATGCAACGCACCATTTCTGAGTTTGTCGATCAGCTCATACCCACCAGCATGCATGACCTCACCCAGGATGTCAGCCAACGCAGATTTCACATTGACATTGATGGTGGTTGGGCGCAACAGTGATGGGTCTTCATTGACCTTGTCAAATCTCTGGGCCTTCAATACTGTATCACCATACAGCTTGATTGCATCCAGCATCGTACCGGCAACGAACTTGAAGTCCTGTGCATTACGAATCTGGATTTGGTTCTGTTTTGCCTGCAGAAGCATACTGGCACTGTCATCGATTACGTCAGCCAATTTACTGATGACATCGACCTTTCTAATCTTACCGATACCATCATTCAGCTGTTCTCTGATTTCCTGGGTCTGGGCCTGATAGAGTGGATCCTGCTCGATCTGCTTCTGAATCCAGTCATCACGGTATTTCTTATACTTCATGACGCTACGGTCAGAAATACTCTCACCAAACCTCGATTTCAGTTCCCGGCTGATAAATGCGGCAGACTTACCCTCATTCAGCCATTCATCGATTTGCTGTCTGTTGGGACTAGCTTCACAGGCAGTCTGGTATGCGCCTACTGCCATAGTTGCCATATCTATAACCTCCTTCATTTGCGGCAGACCTTCTATGTGGTTGTACACATTCTAGGTCTTCCTCGTGCTTCTCTATTCTATTCTATTTATCTATAATTGTAGTCATATTCTGTACTGTTGCAAGAGACATATTTATTACTTGTATTGTCTGTGCATATATAGAAGGTGAAGGGCAAAGATGCCAATAGGTAGTATTATATATTCGGGTCGCGTGGAAATATTCGTGTAGTAGTAGAGGGGATCATTTCCGCTCCGGCCCCGCCACCCCCTTGACAGCTGCACCCCTTCCGTGTTATAATGGTTGTGTCGGGAGGGCAAGCCACCCCGGCCTCTGAGGGGTTGGGCCGCCAACCAGCCCCATCCCATTGGCAGGGTGCACAAATCGAGACCCAAAAGCTTGTGCAATCTGCTAATTGACAGACCGGGCCATCCCGTGTTATAATGGTTGTGTCGGGAGGCCCGGCGATACCACAAACCCAAATGGCGGGATACCCGCCCTCACAAATGAAAGGAGAATATCTATGAACACCAACACCACCAACACCAACATCCTGATCCGTGCCAACAAGCTGACCGTGAAGGTCTCCGACGGTATCCTGCAGGGAGACTTCTTCCGGACCCACAAGCACCTGCTGACCGTGTCCGCCCCGGAGACTGGGTGGACCGCCCCCGCCAACGCCAACAAGACCACCGAGCGGGAGTCCTTCCGCCTGTGGCTGATGGAGCACGCCGCCACCTATGGGATCCTGTACGACCCCACCGACCGCCGGACCGAGGCCAATACCCGCAAGGCCACCTACAAGACCGAGGCCGACGTGGCCGAGGATGCCGTGGCCATGGTAGCCCCGGACATCGATACCTTCGTGGGCAAGATGCCTATGGCCGACCGTATCTCTGGCCACCGCATCACCGTGGAGTCCCTGACCCCCAAGACCCACACCAGCAAGGGGACCGACCTGTCCACCATGGGTATCGAGGATGGCAAGTACGCCAGCAACGGGAATCTGGCCTGGTTCGACATCGAGGGCGTGGTGACCATGGATACCGCCAAGGGTGAAATCTACCAGACCATCCGCATGGAGCTGGTGTCCGGCCAGCTCAAGAAATTCCGTATGACCCAGACCCAGTGGAACACCGAGGTGCTGGCCAGCATGCTGGAGGCCGGGGTGGTGACCGAGGAGGAGCTGGCCCCGAAGAAGGAGAAGAAGGCCAAGGCGGAGAAATCCGCCAAGGCCGAGACTCCCACCCCCCGCCGCCGAGGAGGAGAAGGTGGAGGAGGCCCCAAGTACAGCGTGGAGTATCAGGTGAAGGCCGGGCATCCCCGTGGTGAGTTCCACGTGGAGACCATCGAGGTGTCCGCCCAGAACGCCAAGGAAGCCTGTAAGCTGGCCAAGGAAATGGTCCAGGCCACCAAGGGATACAACGCCTTCAACCCCACCGCCACCCGCATCTGATGGACGCAAGGGATCCCGGCCCCGAAAGGGGCTGGGTCCGCCCATGAAAGGAGATAGAGTATGATCTACGCATCCGTGAAGTATCGCCATGACTGCGGGACTGTTGTTACCGCCAAGTTTGCCGCCAAGGACATCGACACCATGCTGGAGTATGTGGACAAGGAAATCCGGGCTGATGACAGGGTATCTGAGGTGCTGGAGATTTTCACCTATGAGGTGGGCGACGGTATCCTCTCCCTGCCAGAGGATTATGAGCTATGAGGAGGTAGCCAATGCCCAAGTCATACGACACTAAGACTCAGGCTACCAAGGCCAAGAAACCCGGCCAGACTACCCGGCAGAGAAAGTCAGACAAGAAATGGGTATGTGAGTGGCCAAAGAATGGGACAACCAAGGCCGAATAGGGTATACAACATCAGGGATTTGGGTTGAGGGTAGGCAGAGTGGCCGACAATAGGCCCAGATAGGGTAAAAGGGCTAAGCCGCAATAAACTCCCTTGCCAACCCCTCACTGACCCCTCAGCCAACCCCTGATTAACCCCTTTGGTCCAACACCCTACCTCTCCCCTGTCAGGCTATGGCCAATGCCTTAGAGTATAGAACTAGGGAAAATACTGAGGCAAAAGAACTCAAAGACCACGAAGCCCGGAAAGACCGAAAAAGGAAACCATACGCAAATACCAACATGAAATAGCCCGCTCACATGCACGAATAGAGAGTATCGGTCGTGTATAGGAACTCACTGTACTATAGAATCCACCAGCCTGTATCAACCCGAATAAGGGAGTACCATCTTGACAGGCTGGCGGCTTGTGTGGTATAATGGGTGTAGGTCGAACAGGCCAAACAGGCCACGAACACCACAGACCTAAGTTCCCATGAACACCAACTTAGCGAGTGAAAGGAGTACACAAATGAATAGCTACAAGAGAGAGTTACTAATCCAGGGACTGTGCAAGACCTGGAACTACGCCAGCAAATCCAATAACCATCATATCGAGGACAAGGACATCAAATCCAGCGTGATGGAGTCCATGATGGCACAAATCATCGAGGGCAACGCAAAGCTGGATATGTCTAGCGAGGACTACCACGAGTGGGTGGGAGTGATTGCCGGGTGGGATAGCCTGGAGGGCCACGAGGACGAATGGCGGGAACTGGTAGAGGATGCCGCCGCCAGATGGCTGGTATCCGAGATTTCCATGGAGGATAATAACGCCGTGCGGTACATGGCAGAGGACACCCAGGAGATCATTGATGCACTGGAGGAGTCCAACGACAAGCCCGGCACGGTGAAGAAGATGATAGGATACTGCCGCCTGATGGCACTGGTGGAGGGCAAGTTCGGATATGAGATAGACGATGCCGCCAGACAGAAGCTGAGCGGGGCAATAGAGTGGTTCTACTACGACCAGATCCTGGACGTGATGATGGCAGAGGAGGGATACGAATGAGCAAGTACGTCATCACCGGGACGCTCAGGAATGGCAGGAGATTCAAGCCCATATACACCGATACTCCGTGGCACTACAACATCTGGTGTGGTACCGTATGGAGGCTGGATGAAACGGGCAAGCGGAAGATGGTCAAGAGGATCTACAACTAATAGGAGGTATACAAATGAGACTGGTAGCCCAGAGGTTGTTCATGCAGTTGTGGCACGACAGCGGCAGGAGATACGTGGTGACCAAAGATCAGGTATTCCACCACGAAATCTATGCGGATAACGACATCGGTGCGGTGGGTGCCATGAGGTGGTCTCCCGATACTGATATGGTCAAGAACTGGTAACCAAGGCTTCTCGTGGGGTTGAGCCACAATCAGCCCCATGTCCAGATAAATAAATATAGGAGGTGGAACAATGAACCAAGTACCTGTGACATCAGACAAGGAGTGGGAGGAGGACGAACTCCTGGGACTCCTGCAAGATGCCTGTATGGCGAAATGCCATAAACTGCAGGATGACATCAAGCGTGGTGTCAATACCGTGTGGTACAACAAGGAACTCCTGCATGAAGCCGGACTCACCCAGGCGGTATATGAGGCAGTAGGAAGCCTCGTCGACCTGTATGATGCCAATGGAGGACTTGATGGCTTTGAGGCGGCAATCAATACGGAGATTGAACGCATCACGGCCAACAACAAATACAAACACTATAAGGAGAATATCAGCCATGCGTAAGAAAATCAACCAGTACCTCAGCCATGAATTCGGCATCGGTCCCCGTGATATGGACATCAGATTCACCGCCTTCGGCACCAGATATCGGATCCCGCAGTTCTGCATCCTGTGGAACATCATCCGTGGCCTGCAGGTTGCATATTTCTCAATCTGTCTGTATTTGATCATCGTCGGCCTGATTATCATCGGAGGGTAATAATGAACATCGTGACATTTATCGGATCCTCCGTGTACTACGGGTCCATCGTGGTAGGAATACTGGTTGCACTCAAGGTGCTGGTATTCATGGTACACGTGGTGATGTGGGCTATTAATAAGGTCAAACGCTACGCAAGAAAGAAGCACAAGAAATAAAGTAATACCTTGACAGTCGGCCACGGCTGTGGTATAATGGAGTAAAAGGAGGCAGACGGCCTCCAGAAAGGAGTACACCAACATGAAACACCTCTATATCGCCAACATGAGTACCAGTGCTGGCGGTAAATTCACTATTCAGCATGAAGAACTCCCGGTGGTACTGAGGGAGGTACGCAAGTACATCAAGGTAGACCACGGCAACCGTATCAGAACTGCACTCCTGGAGCAGGGAGAGCACAAGACCTGTGCATTTGGCAGGAAGAAATCCATCAGTGAGATATACTACTGGTGCAACATCAAGATTGAGAGGTACTGAATGGAATATCCGGCATATATCGTAGTCCACACCAAGGAGGGCTACCTGACGCATGGCACTATTGCCAACGCAAATGACTTCGGTGAGGTCCCGGCTTTCGGGTTCACAAAAGATATCGCTTATGCGGCCATCTTTAATAAGTTGGAGGAGGTGAAGAGCCTGTGCGATAGGTACATGGCGTGTGCGTGGGTCAAGGAATCAAAGGACAGTCAGTACACTATGTGCTATGAACCCAGCAAGGAAGTTAACTGGGATGCAATCAACCGCATCAGACAGAATATGTGGGCATAAGGAGGAACACATGCAAGTAAAGCTATTCGAAATCCGTGACCGTGCAACATTCATCCCGGCAATGGCAGTCAAGCTGGATGGCAACTGCTCTGACCAGGAGGACTGGCTACTCAGAAGAGCTGGCTATGGCTCGTGCAATCCGGCAGACAGAAACTACGTCTACCTCACCCACCTCAGCGAGGGTACCACGCAGTATGACCCGTACAGATGGGGCAGTTGCTCCAGAACCATGACATCTGCACACAGGTATATCCTGGACCACTTCGATGAACTCACTCCCGGTCAGGTGATTGATGTGGAGTTCATCCTCGGAGAATCCACCACGCCCAAAAAGAGCGAAAGAAAATACTACTAATACGGAGGAATGAAAATGAGTAAGATCTATGATGCCAACGGTGCCAAGATGAACAGCAAGCAGGTTGCTGAGGTCCTCACCGAGATTATCCCCGCCAGCCACATCAATGTTCTGGCAGAGCGGGCCGTCACCTTCCGGTCCATTATGAAGTCCAACAAGATGATCCTCGCACACACCGTCCTGGATGGGTACAAGTACCTGCCCACCGAGGAACCCAATTGCGAACTGAGCAAGAAGTGCCTCAAGTACCTGCTCGACCGCTATATGAAGAGCGCCACCACGGATACCAGCGATGAATCTGCTATCTCTGCCCTGCTGGACAAGATTTGTGCTGGGACCAGCAACAACACCGAGGAAGAGGGAGAGTAATACAGAATGGAGGAGAGGTGTTAAGCCTCTCCTCCTCAGAACAGCATTTCTTTTTTTTCTTTTTCTGATGATGCCTGTTTCTTTTTGGGGCGGATTAAAAGAAGTTTTACACTTCTCTTATAGTGCTTTCTTCGTTCGTTATTAAGTCTGTCTTTCACGACACTTCGGTTTGTCTGCCTAAAGACCACAGTTAAGATGGAGTTTGTCTGACAAGAGACTTTATAACGAAGTGACAGCGGCCTATATAGAGGATGAAGGGCGACAAGCAAAAATATGGCTTACAAGGCCCAGAGAGAGGGCTAATATTCAATTGTCACAGGTAGAGAGACAATCTCTGCGAAATAAATTAATGATAAAGGAGAAATCAACATGAGCGAGAATCTGATTCGTGCCAACAAGGTAACCGCATACTGGGAGGGTGACGGCGTGGCCGTGGGCGTGTTCTATAAGACCCATTCCAAGCTGGCCTCCGTGCGCTCCACCGACGAGAGTGTGATCAATGCCGGATTCGTGATGCCTGAGGGTACCGACGAGGCCCCCGTGACCGCCGCCCAGAAGCTGGAGGCTTTCAAGAACTTCATCTGCGCCAACGCCGCCGTGTTCGGCATCGCCTATGACCCCGTGGACCGCCGGGATGACACCTACAAGTTCCCCAACCGCTATGACGAGAACAACATCATGGAGTACGCCGCCAAGATGCTGACCACCGCCATGGAGAAAGTGCTGGCCTCCGTCCAGTCCAACGTGGTGGACCGCATGGTCAAGTCCGGTCTCCTGCCTGAGGGTTCCGAGGTCCAGTACGGCATCGGCGATGGTGTCCTGTCCGTGACCGAGAAGTACGGCAACGGCTATATCAAGTACGCCACCGTCACCTACCCCGTGGCCATCGCCGTGAACGGCACCCAGTATGACACAACCGTGGTCGTGGATCTGGTTTCCGGCCAGATTAAGAAGCCCCGCACTATCGGCGACACCGTGATGACCATGAGCGGCGTGAAGGAGATGCTGGTGACCAACGGTGTCCTGCCCAAGGTCGAGAAGAAGGCCAAGGATGCCGATGCCGAGGCCGAGGCTGTCGAGGGCACCTCCGAGGCCACCGATGCCCCCGCCAACATGGAGGCCGCCGAGTAATACGGTACAACGGAATACAGAAAGGGTGATATAAATGGAAGCCGTGCTGGCAATCCTGTCAGTCGTTGGCTTGGCGTTTGTGATATTCACTACGCAGTTTACAAAATGGGAAGACCGCCGTGATGGTAAACGGTGGTGGGAGGACACCCGGTTCTGACACACTAAGAGCCGCTGGTATCAATTACTGGCGGCTCTTTCATATGGGGAGAATGGTTCACAGCCAAGATCCCTACAACGGTTGCCCGGTAGTGGTGTTCTGGGCGATTACTCCTTTCATTTGGTGGCGATTCTGTCATGGGTTTCGCCACCACATACCACGGCAAACTTAATGGAAGATACAATCCGGTTCGATCCCGGTTGTCGTGTGAGAATGGGCGTAGTAGTAATATTGCGTCGTGGTACCCATAAATGGGATGCTATTAGGCGATGATACGTCGCCGATGGAGGTGGAATGACCGCCTCCACATATGCTGGCATAGCTCAGCGGTAGAGCGGCGGGGGCCTCCTAACCCTGCAGGTCGTGGGTTCGAATCCTACCACCGTGACAAGGAGGTGACAGAATGTATTGCACAATGGTAGACATAAGCTTCCTGGAAATGGGGCTTTATGCGGTTGATGCGCATGCCGCATTATACTGTTATGGTACAGGATGTTACCTCGAATCTGCCCCGTCTATTGCCCTGGCCGCACCGGTATCGCAGGGATATCGCCGCCATAAACGTATTGGCAATGACGGTTATCCGAGTGGTTTCCTGTAGTAAAATACCATGGATATGGATGAATAGATAATCGGCTGCACAGAATGATTGCGGCCACCGCCACTAGTAAAGGCTTAGGCCCGTAGGCCCGCCCGAATAATGTAGAGTAGGGCATTGCTTTTAGGTGGTATGATCTGGTGGCCGTACTTTTATCAATCAGCACGGGTTTAATGCGGTCAAGCATCGAACCGATAAGCGGGATGTGAACCCAGGAACAGTCCTGGTAAGCCATTACGGTTAAGCCCGTGCTGATTTCGTATGGGCCTTTAGCTCAGTAGGTTAGAGCATCCAGCTCATAACTGGACGGTCCCGGGTTCGAATCCCCGAAGGCCCACCAAAAATCTAATAGGAGATACACGGTTGTGGATATTGATATTGATGATATGATCTTTGGCGATGAATGGCGTGGACACTCCACTAAATAAATCACCTGCCGCCTTATGGGTGGTAGGTTGCATATCAAAGTTGGTAGGATTCCAGCTGGGCCAGAATTGGCCCATGCCTCACGGTGCGGAGCGTTTGATATGCAACCTACTGCCTATAAATGCCGGGATGTCCGAGTGGTTTATGGAGCCAGTCTTGAAAACTGGTGATCCCGCAAGGGACCGTGGGTTCGAATCCCACTCCCGGCGCCACACTCAATTATGAAGGGAGTAATACATATGAAGAAGAGTGGTTTTGTGTCCTACAATGTCACCATGGCGAAGAACATCGGTACCGAGAAGGACCCGATGTGGGTACGTGAGTATGCCAGTGGTGTTGTGCGTGACACGGCTGACAAGATTGGTGCTATCTTCCGCCAGAACAGCAACCTGCTGGCCTGCACCAAGATCCTGCATGAGCACTACGAACCCATTTACTGCTAAGGAGGTACATGATGGCATACAAAGTTGGCGACAAAATCATGGAGTCTGGCCACATCGGCCACTATGATGGTGAGAAGACATTGGTTGTCGTATCTCATATCACCGATATCGTACCGGTAAAGTATGACGGCCACGAAGATGCATACGTTGCCTGTGCACCCGCTGACAGCGGATATATGGCGATCATCACCGATGATGGGACGGCCATTCTGATCACAAATGATTGTGTCGGTAAAGAGGCACTGATCGATATCGTATAAGTATGGAGGCGCTACTACTTCGCTGGTAGCGCCTAAATACTATATTGACAGTTGGCCGTTTTGTGTGTTATAATAAAAAGTGAAAGGAGGCAAGGCGCATGGACAAGGTGAGAGTTAATAAGGTTACTGTCGTTGTCGATGATGACAGGGCCTATATCACGATGTACCGCACCAACACCAGATTATGTGAGTTTACCAACAGAGAACTTGAGGTGCCCGACCCGAGAGATTCAGGAGTCGACAAGCAGACATACCAGTCATACTGCAAGGAGCTGGTCATCCATCTGCTTGAGCGTGATGGATTCGAGAAATATTATTGGGAGCCGAAGGCTGAGGTACCCGATAATGTTGTGAGGAAATACGACACATCATCGTTCAAGACACAGGCGATGGAAAAGGTATCCACGATGCTCAATGAGTTTGGCGCAGAACACCAAATCCAGAAATGGAAAGAAGACCAGGAGATTACGGAGAGATATAAGGACATGAGCGTCAAATATGGATACGTCAATGTCTGGGCTACCGTTGCTGGCAAGGACATCTGCGTGAAGGTCGAGGTAAGATCTGGCCAGATGTGCAAACCCAAGACATTCACAGTAGACGGCGATGAAAGACAGTTTAATGCGACAGCTATAAAGAAGCTGCTTAGATAGAGAAGGAGTAATACAAATGACAACCATGACAAAGGAAGAACTCAATGCATTATTGAAATCGGCGATAGATGGTGATACACTGTCAGAGCAAAATCTCCTCATCTACATCAAGAACAACATCATGAACAGAAGGATCGGTAGATACCTGAGCCGGAACAGACAGGTAGAGAATGAAGATCTCAAACAGGAGTTCATGATTGGTGTTGCACTAGGAATCAGAAAGTGTGATATCAACATGGGGGATCCTATCGAATACCTGATTTCTCAGGGCGTATATCGTGTTAGGACAAGCCTTAGAAGTAGTATCATTAAGAATACGGTGCAGGTCTGTCGTGAATGTGGTGCTGTGACGAGGCTCAATATGGTTGGATCCCAGTACGTATGCAAAAGATGCGGTAGCAACAACATCGAGACTCAAGAGGTTCATAATAACGACGACATCACCCTTGAAAATGCAGAAGATGGCGGTGAGCTGGTCGAAGAGATAGTGCTATCTCAAATGCTGATTGAACAATTCGAGGCCACACTGGTTGATGGCACGAATGTCAAAAACCTCTATGAGCTGTTAAAGAGCGGAATTAACCGTGACAACCCTGATATTGCAAACTACATCAAGGAGATTGCAAGGCTATGGGGAGGATGCTCATCACAGAATGTAATGCAGACACTAATCAAACTGCAGGACAAGCTTAGGAAGTTTGCAGACCAGAATGGGTTTGTCATTGTAGATAATAAATTTGTAGAAAAGGAGTAATCACCATGGCTACCAAAGAGGAAAGATATAAGGAAACGAAGGTATGCAAGTGCATCTGCTGTGGTAAGGATGTCACCGTCACCAAGTTCGCATCTGCGGCCAAGGTGATGTGTGATGAATGCAAGAAGTCTGGTGCACAACCCAATGCGGACATTATCGCATCAATCCCGATGAAGAAGATTGAACCTAGGGCCAAATACGGCGGCGACACCAAAGTATGTCAGTGCATCAAATGCGGCAAGGATGTTACAGTCACCAAGTTCGCATCTGCGGCCAAGGTACTGTGTGATGGATGCAAGGGCGAGAGTGGTGGCTACGCACAGCGTGGAGAAGTGGATTATAAGCCGGTTATCAATCTCAAGAGGATAGACCGGAATGTTATGCCGAGAATCGAGGAGTATAATGTGACACCTGTACTGTTCGCCAACAAGGCACTCAGAAATGTCAAATGCCCTGCGTGTGGCCATGAACATATGAAGGTGTTGAAGGTCCTCGACTGGAGCGTGTTTGGCCTGATTATCCATTACCAGTGTCCGTCCTGTAAACTGCTGGTATCAGTATCTGAGCAGACCAAGACAATGCTCAGAAATATGAAGGAAGGTACGACATACAGCTATAGCGGCGATGAGATTATGGCTGGTGTCAGCCCGACTGACGATTCCAGAAAGAGTATGGCAATCATCAAGCTGATGAAAGTCATCAACGACAACGGTATCAAGGTTGATGCAGACGATATGCCGCCATACATCTATGAAGAGAAGCGACCAGTCCCGGTTGGATACGCAATTCCCAGGGGTGACAAGGATGTCAAGGCCGTGGAGGATGCGATTGCAACACTCAGGAAGTTCCAGGAGAGGGCAATGGATCCCGGTGACGTTGACTATGATTCTGTCACCGACGTGATTGACAGACTCAAGAAGTTATTTACCAATGAAGGGAACGGTGACTGATGGACAGATATATTTGCAATGAATGCGGCAACACATTCTGTGAACCTCACCAGCATATTGAGAGGCATGGGTTCACAAGTGGCCCATATGAAGTATTTAATGTGTGCCCGTACTGCGGCGATACAGACTATGAGGAAGCATTTGAATGTGACTCATGCGGACAGATGGTACCAGTCAGCCAGAAGAACATTGTCAACTGCAATGATGACGGTGTTAGATGGATATGCGACAAATGTTATGAGGAGGAATAAACTTGGAACTTAAGTCAGTCAAGAAGCCAGCCGCCAATGAGGGCAAGAATAATCCGTTTGCCTGGAATGAAACAATCCAGAAGATGAACGGCAGTAGTGGGTGTGGCGGCCACTGTGGCCAGTGTTCCGGCGATTGCCACTGTGATCATGGCCATGATAATGGTAGCACGGGCATTGATGTGAACAAAATCGAAGTCATGGCCGTGCGCAACCGTTCTGAGATTGAGGCATGCATTGTCGACAGCGGCACTGGCGAGATCCTGCGTGACAGAATCTCGGTGCAATGGCGGCCCAGAGAGAATAAGCTGGATTATCTCTCTGTGTCGAAGATTCAGGCGTATGAACAGTGCCCGGCCTGCTTCTACAGGCAGTACATCTCCCAGGAGGGCGCTGAAACCGATAGCGGCAACGTGTTCACATTCTTCGGTAGTATCCTCCACGAGGTCGTGGAAATGGCATCCAAGGTATACAAGGAGTCAGGTATCGTTGTTCCCTGGGAGTTATTCTACGATGATGCGTGGAAGAAGAATAAGTTGACTGGGTTTGATTATTACATTGAGGGCAAGGAACTGCTCAAGGCGTATTTCAGCAGAAACCCGGTCGACAAGAGAATCGACAACCCAATGTTCATCGAGCATGAGTGGCGTGGCGAACTAGGCGGATGTACGTTCGGCCTCATGATTGATTATGCTGGCGTACTTAAAGACAATCCTGAGGTTGGCATCCTCAAGGACTACAAGACCAACAGAATGCCATTCACACCAAACGAGTTGGAGTCAAGTTTTCAACTTCGTGTGTATGAGCTGGTACTCCGCAGACATCTGGCACCGGAAATCAAAGAGTGGATTGCCGGATATGAAATGTTTAGATTTGGATGGCAGGAGTGCCCCAGATGGACCGATGAAGACCTGAATGATGCCGAGGATTATATCGCATCTGTGTGGCACCAGATCACCTGCGACAATACCTGGGAGGAACGTCTGAACAACTACTGTGGCTACAGAAACTGCAGATACACATGCAAGACCTACCAGGACTTCCTCAATAATCCCGACAGATATATCGGTGGGTTCAACCTTGAGGGTCTGGATTATGGTGAGATTGAGCGCCAGCGTTCCACCATGGCGGCATATGAGAAGATTGCCAAACAGCACAAGGAAGAGGCATCTGAAATCCTCAAGGCCGCAATTCAGCATGCCGCAATGAGGGGCGAACAGTTCTCGGTGAATGGTGAGGTGCTGGAGTTGTACGCCCGGTCCACCCAGTCCTACAGATACTATGACACCAGAAATGTATTGCTGGCAAATGGCCAGCTTGACCTGCTGGAGGACTGTTTGAGCATCGCAAAGACCAAAATGGATGCCAAACTCAATGGTAAGCCCGAACTCAGACTGCAGTTGGCATCGTGTATGACGACCAACTACCAGAGCGCATACATAGTGAAGAAAAAGGATAAGAAAGGTGGGAAGAAATGAGTAGGATGACGAAGGCGGCAATATTACTTGCCGCCATCGCCTTTATCGTCACCGTGGCGGCACAAAAGGCAATCGAGAAGCGTACAGAGAGCCAGCCCGCTGATTGCGTGGTCATTACCGAGCCATCAGCCGAGCCAGAGCCAACACCGACACCCGACACATCGAATCAGGTTGAATTGACATATTACTACGATAACTCCGACGTGATTGCCGTTGCAAAGACTCTGTATAATGAATGCCGTGGTGTCAGTAGTACAACAGAAAAGGCGTGTGTTGTATGGACTATGTGCAATAGATATGACGAGGGTGGGTACGATAGCATCTATGAGGTCGTGTCTAAGCCAAATCAGTTTGCATATAATCCAAACTCGCCTGTGTGGGATGAATTGGTGTGGCTTGCCGAGGATGTATTGTGCAGATGGAACATGGAGAAGAATGGGTATGACGATGTTGGCAGGGTATTGCCGTCTACATACAAGTTCTTTCATGGCGATGGAGAGCACAATCATTTCAGGGAAGAGTATGGGCATACCGGCCAGTATTGGGACTATTCATTAGAAAGCCCATACGACAGCTGATATACTTTATAGAAGAGGCAAAAGAAGCAACACAAAGGATGAAACCACCAAAACAAGGAGGTAATAAAATGAGTGGTAAAGTAACTGTGGTTTTGGATTCTCAGGCTGGCTCCTGCGGCAAGGGCAAATTCATCGGCTATCTGGCCCAGAAGGATAATGCGTCCTTCGCAATCAACAACTTCATGAGCAACGCCGGTCATACCTATGAGGATGACAAGTATGGCCGTGTCATGACACAGCACCTGCCCACGTCCATGGTGAACCCCGGCACCCAGCTGTACATCGGCCCCGGTGCGGCCATCACGCCCAGCATCCTATTCGATGAGATCCTCCACTACCGTGACATTATCGGCGACCGGGAAATCGTCATCAACCCCCGTGCCATGGTCATCAAGCCCGAACATGCTGAGAAGGAGAAGCAGATCATCCGGTCCGGCTCCACATTCAAGGGTTGCGGTGCGGCATGCGCCGACAAGGTCATGCGTGTTCCCGGCACCCAGCTGTTCGGTGAGTGGTATCGGTATGAGGACTGGTCCGAGGTCGTTGGCCAGAAGATGGACCGTGACAGCGTGAATTTCATCCTCAGCCATGTACGTGTCGAGGACGGTATGTTCGACCTCAACAATGCCATCGACTGCGGCGAGAGTATCATGATCGAGGGTTCTCAGGGCTGTGACCTGGACATCAACTACGGCCTGCCCTACCCCAATACCACCAGCCGCCAGTGCCATGCTGGACAGTTGGTTGCTGATTGTGGTATCTCTCCACGGTTGGTGACCGATATCGTCATGATCATGCGGCCCTATCCCATCAGAATCAGCAACAAGACCAACATCGGCATCGACATCTCCTCTGGCGACTATGACGGCTCCCAGGAGCTGACATGGGACGAGATTAAGAAAAGATGTGGTGCCCCTGAGGGCGTGGACTTCGGCGAAATGACCACCGTCACCAAGAAGATGCGGCGGGTGTTCGAAATGAACTGGGACCGCCTGGAGTATGTCACCCTCCTCAATCGGCCCACTTGCATCGCCCTGAACTTCGTCCAGTATCTGGACTACAACGCCCTCGGGTGCAAGAAACTGCGTGACCTGCCCAGTAAGGTGCGTAGTTTCATCGACCGTGTCGAGGATGTCACCAATGTGAAGGTCGGCCTGATTGGCACCGGGGCCAAGAATGATGACATCATCGATGTGAGGTAACAATATGATCAGACTCCTGATTGCCGGCAAATGGTGTGAGTATAACGATGACAGATTGGCCATCGCAATTGTGAAGAGTCCCACCAATGTGGAGGCGGCACAGACGATGGTGTGTGATATTTGGCATAATATCGATATCTCATACTACAACAAAATGAAAAAGAAAGGTGCGAAGCGTGAAATGAAGGCAATTACTACTACCCCCGTGTTTGCTATTGGTGAGGTCATCGACCTCTCCTACAAGAACGGCGGACTCCCCAACAGAATCATCATCGACTCCGTGTTCATGCGTGAGGGCGATACTGAGTGGATGTACGGCGTGACCATGGAGTGCACTGGTGGTAATACCACTATGAAGCAGTCCTTCATCAAGGAGCGGAAGTCCAAGTGTACGTCCGCCGTCTATAAGAATCCCGACATTATCAAGCGATACCGTGAGGGCTGGCGCTACTGCGGCAATTTCGATATCGATGCGGCCAACGCCAACGGCAAGATGATTGCCCAGCGTGACGATGTCGAGGGTGTCCGGCTGTATCCCGCCCTGGACTCCAGCAACCGCCTGATGCGTGGCAAGATGGGCGTATGGATCAAGTACAAGTATACCATCTATGACGATGGTTCCACCTCCAGCACCTCTGCCAACGAGTTCACAACCATCAAGTAAGTTATACACAGCATAGACTTAACGACACCGTTTGCGGTTTCTATATTTAAGACGGACACCGCAAACGGTGCCACATTTGAATGACGAAAGGAAGACGAATTATGAGTTGGGACAACATTACTGGTGACGCTAAGATTCTGCCCGGTTCCTCTGGAAATGTTGACGAGGTGAAGTTCGAGTCCGGCAAGCCCGTGCGGGTGAAGCTCCTCCTGCGTGAGGGCGAGCAGCCCTATTCCTATCTGGAGCATGCTATCGAGTGCGAGGGTGTCGGCCCTGACGGCAAGACTGTCCGGCAGTTCCGCACTATACGGTGCCCCAAGACAGCATCCAATCCCAATGCCAACTGCCCCATCTGCAACGGCCAGCGGTTCCGCCGCCGTGTGCGCAATGCGGCCAACGTGTGGGATTACGACCAGGGCAAGGTGCAGAAGCTGAACGCTGGTGATGGTATCTGGAAGCCCATCGCTACGTCCCGCAAGATGGGCGTTGATGTCATGAATGTCGACTGGGGCCTTCTGCGTACTGGTACCGACAGAAATGACACCCAGTACGCCGCCACCAATCTTGGCATGTGTCAGATGCAGACTCCTGTGCCCGATGACCAGCTGTTCAACATCGAGGCCGACTACGCCCCTCATACAGAGGAGGAAATGAAGGCCATCGTGGAGTCCATCGGACTCGTGTGGGAAGAGGTCATCGTCCCTCCTGCTCTGCAGTACCCCACCCTTGAGGAAGCCCTCAACCACGTCATGCCCAATGGCAAGTATAAGGACCAGAAGTTTGCCGACATCTGGGCGGCTGACCAGTCCTCCAAGGGTATGATCAACTATCTGGCCATGCGCTCTGACCGGATTACCGCTGAGAAGGCGGCGGCCCAGGTCATCCTGGTCAATCTGGGCGGTGCCAACATTCCCGGTGTGCCCAAGTACAATGCTGACGGCTCTGTTGCCAATATGTCTGGCGTGAAGCCTGCCGCCACCGCACCCGCACAGCCTGCGGCACCCACTCCTGCCGTGACACCCAAGCCCATGGTTGGTACATCCGTGACACCCACCGCTCCAGCCGCAACCCCCGCCACCCCTGCGGCCAGTGACCCCAAGCGTGACCAGAAAATCAACGAGATCAATACGATTTTCTCCACCAAGGAGTCCTTCGTCAAGGGCGGCTTCAAGCTTATCATGGACACCATGAAGAAGGCTGGCAACGGCAAGTCCAACATTGCCGAGTTCAGTGATACCGAGTTGGATGCCCTGCTGGCGCTCTGCAAAGAGTCGTAAATTACGGGAAGAATTAGGTGGGCTATCATTGTAACAGGTGGTAGCCCACCTAATTTGTATATTTGGGGGAATAAAAATGAGTCAGAAGCCAAATCGGCTGATCCGCCGCAGATGTTCGGACTGTGGAGAGGAGTTCGTAATCAGTCCGAGATCCCAGGAGTATTATCAGGAGAACGGCCTCGCCCTTCCAAAACGGTGCAAGAAGTGCCGTAGTGCCAGAAAGGAAGTGTGTGAGACACGTACCTGTATTGACTGCGGTGCAGAGTTCACCATCAACATGAACCAGAAGAAGTTCTACTCCGAGCGTGGGCTGGACACTCCGAAACGCTGCCCAGAGTGTATCAGCAAGAAACATGAGCGATACGCAAAGAAGACGGAACAAAAATAACAGGAAAAGAGGAAGTCATTTTGAGAAGGTTGGGGCAGACTTTCTCGATATGGATGTTGTCCCATATTCCGGGTCTAATGCGAGATTCGGGTATGGTGATGTGAGAGATAGTGTCTGGCTTGGTGAGTTCAAGAACATTACCATCAAGGACGGAAGATGCAGGATACTCACGTCATGGATTGATGACAACATCAGGAAGGCCAATATGTATGGCCTACTCCCATTCCTGGCCTGGATGCCGTCTGGGCGGTCGGAGAAGTACGTAATCCTTGACGAACAAACATTTAATAAGATGGGCGTTGAATACAATACGACGATTGAGATACCGAAGAAATCGAAAGTCGCCGTAAACATCTTCGTATCAATTAATGATGACTGGCTCAAGCCAGTCAGGGCCTCCAGCTCTGTGGTGGCCATGAAATTTGGCGATTGCGTTTATTATATGATGGGCATGGCAACATTCCGTGATGTGATAAATGCGAACGGATTAAAGGGAGTGCGGCAAGGATATGGCAAATCTGAGATTTGAGTTCCTCGACAAGAATGAGCGCATAGACATCGAGGAAGAAATGGGATGTGACGGGTGCGTCACCATGCCGGACTGGGTGGTGTTCGCAGACAACAGAAACAGAAGTGTTAAGATTATTACCAACAATATTGCATTCATCGAGAATGTGATGGTAGTTGTTGGGCTGATCTTTGCACATCCTGAATCTGGGTGTGCATGGGCCTATGTGAGCCTGTATGAGAATAGGGATTCACATATCAGAATCACTATTGATTGCTATGACTCAATTGGCATCATCGACAATGATGGTGTGTCCATATGCACTGACGATATAAACGAAGAATTGCCATTCTGATGGGCGGTAGCATATACCGCCCATTATCTGTATGGAGGTGATATAATGACATTTAATATCGATGTGACGAACTCATACTGCAAGATAACAACGTCACTATTGTCGCAACTGCTGGCAGAACTCAGGTATGAATGTTCATTCAAGATGGAAGGACATGAATTCAAGAGTAATGCGTACAGGAATAAAGGGATAGATTGGGATGGATCCAAGAAACTATTCAACATCCAGTCACGCAGATTCCCTATTGGCCTGTTGCATAGAGTCACATGTGTACTGAAAAGACACGGCGATGTAACATATACCAACAAGAGGAGGTACAGCAGAGAGAAGAAGCAATTCGTAATGGCTAACTTCCAGGAGCGTGAGTACCAGTCAAGGGCCGTCATAACATCAGTATTACATGGCAATGGAGTGATAAAGGCCGCAACCGGGTCAGGCAAGACAACTATTGCGGCACGTACGATTGGCGCACTCGGTCAGTGGTCTGTATTCATAGTACACACCAGGGACCTACTGTATCAGACGATAGAGTCATTCAAGAGGATGTTCCCGGAAGAGGAGATAGGCCAAATTGGCGATGGTGTGTTTGAGTATAGGCCAATAACAGTTGCGACCATGCAATCACTGGCAATCATAGGCAATATCAAGGTTGGGTCAAACAAGTACGACGAGGACAACGACAACATAAAGGAATCTAAGAAGTATTATGAGCGTGAGGAAATCAAGGCAAAGTTCAAGGAGTACCAGAAGAACGTCGGCACAATAATGTTTGACGAGGTACAGCTCATATGCTCACAGACCGCATTTGAGGTAAGGTTCCTGTTTGAATATGCAAACAATGCATTCGGATACTCTGCGTCACCATGGCGTGATGATGGGTCCGATATGATGATAGAGGCGGCATTCGGCCACAGGATATGTGATATCACAGCATCTGAGCTGATAGACCTTGGATACCTTGTAAGGCCGAGGATTACAATCAAGCAGGTGAACAATAGTACATATACTGGCAAGAAGTACCAGGAGATATACGAGTCAGCAATCGTCAACAATATGATGCGCAACATGCAGGTGTCATATGACGCATATGACCAGTATTGTCTTGGCCGCAATGTGCTGGTACTTGTTAACTACATCAAGCATGGTGAAACGATAGAGGAGATACTCAAATCAATCGGTGCACCAGCAATATTCATATCTGGCAAGTCAAGAATGAAGGAGCGCAAGGCAGTAATCCAGGCAATGCGTGATGGCAAGGCACCAATAGTGGTTGCAACAACCATAGCCGATGTTGGCCTGGATGTTCCAAGACTTGATACTGTGGTCGAGGCTGGCGCTGGTAAGTCATCAGTTACGGCACTACAGAGACTTGGCAGAGTCATGCGTCCATTTGGAGAGAAGAAAGAATGCTATTTCATTACATATAGGGACAGGGTGCCGTTCCTCGAAAGTCAGGTCGACAACAAAATAAACATATGGCGGACTGAACCAAACTTTATAATCGAGGAGCAAAGAGCAATATAAACAGCGGAGGTGAAATCATGGCAATCGAGAAAGAATATGGAAAATATGTCCCGGTATGTGATGGGTGCCTCGACACTCTTGATGGATGCGACTCATTTGAGGATGCAGTACAGCTGTGTAAGGACAATGGGTGGCAGAACGTCAAGGTGAATGAGGGATGGCAGAATAGATGCCCTAACTGCAGAGTGCAGAAACCCAAGCAGAATAAATCATTCGGATTAGACTGGTAAACGGAGGTAATAAAAATGAGAATCGTCAAGCCCTGTGCCAAGGAGATGTACAACTCCAATCCTATGGCGCACATCGAATCTATCGGACGTGTGTGCTACAAGAGCGAGGACAAGATTACCGCTGACAGCATGAAGAAGTTCTGCGAGAGCATGTACAAGTCCAAGCACCATGCGATGCTGGAGCACTTCATCTTCATCGTGCGTGTCCCCAAGAACATGTATGACATCATGCGGTCCATTCCCAACAACAGATTCATGCAGTTCACGGCCAACGGCAACAGAAATATCATCAGTATGTCGGCCCGGTCTATCATCGACATCGAGGAGATGGTCGAGTATATGATTACCAACGGCGAACAGGGATACGACTACTCACAGCTGGTTGCCATTATCTCCATCCGCCGCCACATCATCAGCCACTACCAGTGTCCAGAAATCTTCGGCGGCGAACTTCCGCTGTATAATGGCAATATTGTGTGCATGACACGTGACGAGCTGGTCGGCACTGAGGAGATCATGACCCACGGATGGCACTCAGTACTGTTCACGTGTGACCGTGGCATCACCCATGAGTTTGTCAGACATCGTGATGCATCCTTTGCCCAGGAGTCCACGAGATACTGCAACTACAGCAATGGCAAGTTCGGCGGGAGATTTGCCGTTATCCGGCCCAGCTACTTTGAACCCGGTAGTGAGCTGGATGAACTGTGGGACAAGACCTGCAGATATATCGATGCGATGTACATCCAGATGATTCATGCTGGTGCCACAGCACAACAGGCCAGAGCCATCCTGCCCAACAGCACCAAGGCTGATATCGTCATCACGGCAAGAAACAATGAGTGGAAGCACATTGTCGACCTGCGGTATCGTGGCGTGACTGGTGCCCCTCACCCGCAGATGGTTGAGGTCATGCAGGTTCTGGTGGAGAACCATGAATGGGCGCATGCCATGGCCCACAACGCTCCTGTGGGGTGATTGGTGTTGAGGGTAGAAACATGTCCAGTATGCGGTAAGAAGTTTATCAGAGCACCATACAGTATCTACAAGAATAAATGTGGGTACAATTGTTACAGGAAGGAACAAATCGAGAATGAAAAGGAAAAAGATTTACGTCGTCGTAGTAAACGGAAAGCCAACCGTGGGAAAAACGACGTTCCAGGAAATGGTCAAGGATAGACCATATGGCATGTGTGTTCACATCAAGTCATCGGTGGACAAGATCTATGAGGTATACAAACAGCTTGGCTGGGATGGCAACAAGGACAATGAGTTCCGCATGAACATGCATCTCCTCAAGCAGATGTATATCAAGAACTGTGATGGCCCGCTGAATGACCTCATTGACTACATTATTGGTCTTGTGTCATACGACACATCAAGATGTGGTCATATCGTATTCTATGACTGCCGTGAGGCAGACGAAATCAAGAAGACTGTGGATACCATGAAGGGCCTCGGATGTATCGGCGTGAGGGTCAAAACGATGTACATAGATGCTGGTGACAAATCGGCATCCACATACGGTAACCCGTCTGATGATATGGCCACACAGGACTCGTATAAGTATGATATCGTCATCAGTAATACTGGCAATATCGAAGAACTCAGGGATATCGCCGGGCAGTTCATATCCAGCATCAAGGAGGAAATCAAGAATGAAAATCAATAAGGATGAATGGGCAAATCTCAGTGTCGAGGGCTTCATGAAGAAACTCTCCGACACCCACCGTTCCGTTGGATACCTTGTTATCCGTGATTGCATGACCAAGGAACTCATGGATGGCATCCGGGCCAATAAGGATGTGTATAAGGAGTTCCAGGCAATCAAGCAGGAGTGTAAGGAGTCCTGGGACTACGACCACAAGACCCCCAACATGCTCGACCTCAATAAGGGTCTCACCAACCTCTATGGTATCATCCTCAAGCTTATCGGCGCAATGCAGAATTCTCACACGCAGGAACTTGATGAAATCAAGGCCGCAATCAATAAAATTGAAGAGAAGATCGGCATCGAACCTACGGACTGGAATGGAGGAAAGGAACTTGGAGCAGACAATGTGCAGGGCATCACGGCATGTGATGAACGAACTGAATAAGTGTGCTGAGGCTGCTGGTGTGCAGGGGCTTATTGTCCCTGCACATATTTATATGTGTGATTACATGGTAATCAAATATCAGCAGGCGGCAGTAGCAAATGTAATCAAATCTCATATCGCATCAATACCTCCGAAGAGGAGAGAATCAAAGCACTTTACACCAATGTACTGGTACAAGATGGTTGATAACATGCTGTCTGGTAAGCAGGGTGTATGCAGAAATGAGCAGGGCGTATACGGCGAAATGACAGACTATAACGGGTTCAGCCACATCACCAGGATGTTCCTGATTGATGACTACAGCGTACAGGACGCAAAGAAAATAAATGAGATCGTCAACACCAGCGATTTAGAGACAATAGTTGAGGCTTGCAAACAATCAGCGGATGCCGGTGTCAGAAATGTGGCATATATGAGCGCTGTTATAAATAGTATTAAGGCCAATAAGTCGATGCGTCAGGCAGATATGGATAGACTCAGGGCCAGGGTAGAGTCATCGCAGACATCGCTCAGGACAGAAACACATACCCATACGGCCATTGAGCTGGCGCAGATGGAGTATGAATATAATAAGAAGAAAGAAGCGGCGATGCTGGAGGCATTGTTCAACAGAATAGCTGGAGGTGATAAGAAATGCTGACGATGAAGACGAAGAAACTGTCTCCATATGACCAGTTTGATGTGCCAGTAAAGGTTGGAGATAAGGTCATTGGTAGGGCCATAATCTGCAGTACCGGCATCACGATGCAGGTAAATGATGAAGATGGCACATTCAAGAGTGCATTCAATATGGATGGCCTGAGCGGATTTAGCTTGGAGGTGATTGTGAGGAATGAAAAGATTTAAGGACCTTGATGTGGTGCGGCAGTCACTAACTGATGCAATGGACCTTGCCGAGTTCATATCGGCGGCAGATAAGAGGTACACCACAGAGACTGGCATCGAGTGCAACCCAATTGAAATGGTGAACGACCACCTGTACAAGAAACAGTGTGACCTGAGTTCACATCCTGCAGATGAAGATGGTACCAAGGACAGCACGGCATCATTTACAATCTGCCCACCCAAAGAAATGTGGTACTGCTTCGGCTGTGGCGCTGGTGGTGATAGATTCGAGTACATAAGCCAGAGATTCAATGTAGACCATATCGAGTCAATACACATTACTGCAGAGATCGAGAACTTCGACCTCAGCCAGTATTATGAAGACCTCTCGCCAGAGGATATGATTAAAGAGGGATTGTTCAAGGACAATGACCTCGCCCGGTCGACAGCACATGCGGCGTTGCTGGCTGATGAACGAGCTTTGAATTATCTCCGAGGCCGTGGAATGACCGACGAATCAATAGAGCTGTTTCAATTGGGCTATGCACCCAAGATCAATGGCCGTATTTCGCTATTTGACGGAATTGGCAATTCGATAGCACTACAACTTGACCGTGTCGACCAGTTCAATGATGCAATACTGTTCCCAATCACAGACGCATTTGGAAGGATGCGGTATTTCCAGTCGAGACCGTTCAATCCGATTCCCGGCATGAAGTATATCGGCGGTCACGATGACCACCCGCTATACGACGAAACCGACAGAATCTTCGGATTTAATGTGTCCCGCAAGATGCTGTACAAGAATGGCGGCAAGATTGTTGGTGTCGAGGGTGCACCGGACACTATTGCATGTGTACAGGCCGGACTGTGTGCCTGTGGATTCCTGGGCACTGTGGTGAACCAGCTGACATTTGACTACCTTGAGAAATACAGAGTGACAGAACTGACACTGTTGCTTGATGGAGATAAGGCTGGCAGAGATAGGTCGGCCAAAATCTGCGAGAAATTTCTCACCATCCAGACAAAGGTAAGACTGCGTGTGGCAAGTCTGCCTGATGGGTACGACCCGGACGAGTTCATCAACAAATACGGAGTGGATGAACTCAAGTCAATACTGTCCAAAGCACCGTTCGCAGTACAGTTCCTGATTGACAGCAAATGGAACGATGCCAAGACACCGACCGAGAAGATGCAGTTCATGTATAATATCCAGCAGTACATGAACGCCATCAATGATAAGATGGTAAAGCACATCATGGTCATGGATATTGCTGGCAAGATGGGCCTTGACCCGGTGCAAGTTGAGGACTACTACATGCAGTCCGTTGCGACAGGTGCCAATAGCAAACTGTATGCTGTTGATGGAGAAGAGGTACTGCTGGGAGAGGCATTACGGGATAGTGATTTCATCACAGAGCTGACAATGAGATTCAGTGATGATGACTGGTATCTCGCAAGACACAGGTATCTGTTCAAGCTTCTCAAGAAAGCGGAGTATACCGATGTCGACTCAATAGCCGTATTGGCATCCAACCACAACCTTGGAGACATCATTACGGCAGACTGGCTCAAGTATCTGCGTGATAAGGTTGGCAACGTCAAGTTCTCTCTGAAAGATGTTGAGGACAAGTTGATGCGCAGAAAGACCATGGAACTGGCAGACAGGGTGAAATCATCGGCCAGCGATATGGGACAGGATATCGTACTTGCACTCGACGGAACAACCAATGCAATGTACAACATAGTACATAAGCGCACTGACGAGCAGATATTTGATGCAAGCCAGCAGGTCAAGTCGGTGATGGCACTCCTCCATGAGAGAATGCACAATCCGAACCAGATAATCGGATACAAGTATGGCGATGGTTTCGATAAACTGTCATTGGCAACTCTTGGCCTGCAGACAAAGACGCTGAATGTTGTCGCCGCAAACCAAGGTGTTGGTAAGACAACAATATGCGAGAACTGGGCGATGTACCAGTCTGTTGTGATGAACGTGCCAACATTGTGGTTCACGCTGGAAATGGATAAGGACAGAATGACATTCAGAAACCTGTCCATACTGAGCGCAGTACCATGTACGGCAATCATGACAGGCAATGTTACTACCGAGGAGAAACAGAGAATTGATGATGCGGCAATTGCCCTTGAAGCCGCACCATTCTACCTGTCGGAGAAGGGTCATGATATGACTGAGGCACTTGCCATCGCCAGAAGATATGTCATGAAATACAATGTGAAGATTGTGTATATTGACTATGCGCAGTTGCAACATGTGTCAGACAGGAAGACAGACCAGCGGTACCGGGAACTTGGCTGGATATCCAAGGGATGGAAGGAATTCGCCAAGGACATGGATGTATGCGTGGTACTGATTTCACAGCTGTCCAAGGAGGCACTCCACGCCCAGATTGCCGAGGCAGAGCATGGCGCAGGTTCATACGAAATTGCCCAGGACTCTGATACGTACATCACACTCAAGGAGAAATCCGAGGAAGAAATAAACCACAACGGTATAGACAAGGGCAATATCACCATGAACTTGTCAAAGAACCGTATGGGCAATGATGATATACTGTTTGATGTGTACGCAGACAGGAGTATCCTGAGAATGTCAGAATGTTAAAGTGTCGTCCCGCATGAACTTAATGAAAGGCATGCGGGACATCATATAATTCATGCGATTGGAGGTGAAAAGCGTGAAAGGAATAGTCTTGATTGGCCCACCATGTTGTGGCAAGTCAACGATATGTGACATCCTGTGCAATAAACTCGGCAAGTATGCGTACATATCGTCTGGCGATATCGCAAGAAAGATGGCACAGGGCAATGCTGAGGCGATGGCATCACTCAATGCAGGTAATATGGCACCAGAAGATGAAATGCGGTCACGTGTTATTAACGAGATATACTCATGCATCAAGCGTGGCGAAGACTTCATCCTCGATGGTTTCCCACGGAATATGGACCAAGTCAAATACCTTATGGAGTGCGGCATCTGCCTCCAATACATCAAGCTTGTCGTGTCTGATGATGTTATTATACGCAGAGCAAAGAGCAGAATGCGTAGTGATGATGTCTCGGTCATGAAGAGGCTCAAGTATTACAAGGAAAATACAGAGCCGATTATCCACTACGTTGGTGATTATGGTGTGACACTTGTTATGTGCGGCGATGCCGAGTATGACGCATACAAGGTCCACAAAACAATTCAGAGAATGGAGGGTCTGATACATGCTGACGATTGCGAAGTTTGACAGATATGATCTCGTCAACACGCCCGGCGGCGACAAACCCGGATTTACAATATGGTTCAGCGGATGCTCACAGCGTTGCCATGGATGCTATAACCAGAGACTGTGGGACAGAAGCGCTGGCAAGGAGCACAATGTTGGAACGATAATGTTCCTCATTGACAACCAGCGTGAGAAGACTGGGATTGATGATATTGTCCTGCTTGGCGGAGAGCCTATGGAGCAGGACATTTCTGACATCACAGCGCTGGTCACGAGGCTGGACAAATCCGGCTACAAGGTATGGATGTACACAAGCTGGGATATGGATGACATTCCCGAGAGCATTAAGTCGCACCTCTACACCATCAAGTGCGGCAGATATGATGAAACACTTAAATGTGATGGAATTCCATCGTCTTCTAACCAGAAGTTTTACAGAAAGTCACCTACCGGCGAGTGGAACGAAATCTCATTTAAGGAGGAAATCAAACAATGAAAATCGGCATGACACTTATCCCTGAGTTCGAGGAACTCTACAACAAGTACGCATCAACCGACAAGGGCAAGGCCCTCCTCAGGATCGAGGGTATTGCTCCTGAGCAGTTGGACATCGGCACCGCCAGCCACCAGTTCTTCGAGGATAAGCTGGCCAACATCGCCACCGATGGCAACTCCAACTGGGCCGAGAACCTCACCCCGGCCACATACAGAACCTTCACGACCAACGGCCAGCTGAAACTCCTAGGCTTCCACCTGCTGTGGCACTACGCCAATAAGAGATTTGGCCGTGAGTTTGCTGACAAGGCAATCAAGGCCATCTGGGATGGCTGGCTGTACTTCCATGATGCGCATGGCATCAGAATCCAGATGCCCTACTGCTACGCTTTCAGCCTGGACAAGATTGTGTTTGAGGGCCGCCCGTATGGTTCCTCTCCCAACACCCCGCCCAAGCATCGCAAGTCCTACGTGTCGCAGGTTGATAAGCTTATCTCCGACATGAGCAAGCAGTTTGCTGGCGCTACTGCCCCGTCCGACTTCTTTCTGTGGTACGCATGGTTCTGCAAGAAGGAAGGTATCGATCTGGACACCGAGGCTGGCCGGAATGCTGTCATCCAGGATATGCAGGGTCTGGTCTGCTTGTTCAATGATGACAGCCGTGCTGAGGGCGAACCTCCGTTCACCAACATCTCCATCTATGACCACATCGGTCTCAACTCCCTGTTTGGCCACATCACCTATCCTGACCACACGAAGCCTGACATGGAGTATATCATGAAACTCCAGCGCATCTTCTGCGAATGGTTCATGAATGGTGACCCAATCACCGGCTTCCCGTACCGGTTCCCCGTCGTAACCCAGAACTTGACCACCGATGACAATGGTGAGTTTGTGGACGAGGAGCATGCCAAGTGGGTGGCCCACGTGAACCGCAAGATGGCCAACTTCAACCTGCACTTCGGCAAGAAGAATAAACTTGCCATGTGTTGCAGATATGAGAATGACATCGAGGACATGGACCTCACCCCCGACAGCTTCGGCAACGGCGGCGTGAATATCGGCAGTCACCGTGTTATCACGCCCAACTTCCCACGTGCCGCCATCGAGGCCAATGGTAATCCCGAGAAGTTCATCGAAATCATGGATGAACTCTTCGATATCTCCGCCAAGCTTCTGCACATCCATCGTGTGGACATCCTGCAGAAGAGAATCGAGCGTTCTCCCGAGTACCTGCGGTATTTCGGCAAGCTGGGATGGTTCAGCCTGGATACCATGTTCAGCACATTCGGTGTCACTGGTATCTATGATGCCGTGAAGTACATGGGCTATGACATCCTGGATGATGACGGCACCGAGTTCACCCTCGACCTGATGAAGTACATCAAGGATAAGTGCCGCTACTACCGTGGCGTGTACGGATGCACATTCAACGCTGAGGAGATTCCCGGCGAACAGGCGTGTGTGACACTCCTGCAGAAGGACCGTGTCGAGTATCCCGATTTCAACTTCG